CGTACGTCGAGAGGACGACCTCGCCCGGGAGCGGCCAACGCCACTGCGCGCGGGACTTGAGGATCGAGACGTACAGGTCGGGGCGCCACGTCTCGACCTCCCTCTTCCACGAGAGGAGAACCGCCGCGGGGCAGACGACCATAACGGGCGCGCCGTCGGGCAGCGCGAGGAGCGCCTGAACCGTTTTCCCGAGTCCCATTTGGTCGGCGAGGAGCGCCTCGGGCCGCGGCGCGAGCCAGCGGACGCCGGAGCGCTGGTACGGGTAGAGGCTGCGGCCGGTCCCGCGGAGCCGCTCGTCGGCGAGCGCGAGCCGCTTCTCTCCCTCGGACGCGAGTGCCTTCGCGGCGTCCGCCTCCTGCCGGAGTTTCGCCGCGACGTCGGGGTCCACGGAGACGGAGAGCCCGGCGCCATGGAGCGCGGGGAGCGCGGCGGGGACCTGCGCGAGCGGGAGCACGTTGACGCGCTCACTCGCGTTGTACCGCCCGCCGACGCTTGCAACCGCCTCGCGGTAGAGCTGGAAGCGGGGGCCGAGGAACGCGCCGAGCGCGAGGGTGACCGAGTCACCTTCGGGCCGGAGTCGGATGACGACGTCGCTCATTCGGTTGCTCTCTGCCGGGGAACATAGACTCCGGGCGCGAGTCGGTCAAGAAGAATCTTAAACATTTATGTTGCACCCCGCTCCTCGCCGGACTATCTTCCGCCCATGAGCCAGAAGAAGATCTTGATTCAGCTCCCGCCGAAGGAGGATCGACTCCTCGACCGGCACCGCGGCTCGATCATGAGGACGACATACGCGCGGGAGCGGCTCGCCAAGGCGCTGCGCGAGGACGAGGAACGGCGGCTCGCGGGAGAAGAGAAGAAGGGCGAGCCGGCGACTGCGGCGACGGCATGAGCCGCGCCGTCCTCACGCAGTCCTCCCTCTCGACGTTCCGCGCGTGCCCGCGGCTCTACGCCTACAAGTACGAGTACGGGCTCCGCCGGCAGAGGGACGACGAAGCGCTCCGGGTCGGCAGCGCGTTCGCCCTGGCGGTGGAGGCGGAGGGCAAGGGGCTCGACGTGCAGGCCGCGATCGAACGCGGCAACCTCGACGCCTACGAGATGGCGCTCGTGGCCGCGATGTTTCAGACGCACATCGAGCGCTGGGCGGACGACCCCGTCGAGCACGTCGCCGCCGAACTCGAGGTCTCCATGCCGCTCGTGAACCCGGAGACGGGGCGCCAGTCGCCGCTCTGGGTCGTCGGGCTGAAGATCGACCGCATCGTGCGGCTCGCGGACGGGCGCCTCGCGCTCCGGGAGTACAAGACGACGAGCCGCGACTTCGCGCCGGGCTCGAACTACTGGACGCGGCTCGACCTCGACGCGCAGCTCTCGCTCTACGTGATCGGCGCGCGCCGCGCCGGCTACGACGTCGCCACCATCCAGTACGACGTCACGAGGCGCCCGCGCCAGCGCCCGCTGAAGGCGACGCCGGAGACCGAGCGGAAGTACGTGAAGACGACCGGACTCCTCTACGCCAACCAGCGCGCCGCGGACGAGACCCCCGAGGAGTACGCCGCGCGGGTGGCCGGGGCGATGCGCGAGGACCCCAGTCGGTACTTCGCCCGGGTCGAGATCGCCCGCACGGACCAGGACCTCGAGGACTTCCAGCACGAGCTCTGGGACCAGGCGCAGGCGCTCTCGGAGGCCAAGCGCAAGGAGCGGTGGTACCGCAACCCGAGCAACTGCGTGTCGTCCACGGGTCGGGCCTGCGACTTCCTGCCTATCTGCAAGTTCTCCAATCTCGACACCCGCGTCCCCGAGGGGTACCGCCGCGTCGAGAACGTCCACGAAGAGCTCGAAGCTAGCCCGAAGCAAGTCGGGTAGGTCGCGGGGGCCGAGCCCCGCAAGAACGAAAGGACGGTCCCACCGTGTCAGCGAAACCCGCTCCCCCTCCCCCCGCGCCCTCGGCGCCGCCGCCGGCGAAGAAGGCCGCGTCGCCCCCGCCCGCGGCTCCGCCGCAGCAGGCACCCGCCTCCGCGCCCGCCGCGTCCGGGGGCTTCACCGTGACGCGCGGCGTCGTGAAGAGCGCCCGCCGCGTGCAGATCTACGGCGCCGGTGGCATCGGCAAGTCGTCGCTCGCCGCGCTCGCGCCGAACCCGATCTTCCTCGACATCGAGGACGGCACGAACGACCTCGCCATCGCCCGCGTGACGGACATCCACACGTGGGCGCGGCTCCGCGCGTGGCTCCAGTCCGACGCCGCGAACGAGTACGGCTCCATCGTGATCGACTCGACCACGAAGGCCGAGGAGCTCGCGACGGCGCACACGCTCGCGACGATCAAGCACCCCGACAAGGGGATCCTCGTCGACCACATCGAGTCGTACGGCTTCGGCAAGGGGTACCAGTTCCTCTTCGAGACCTTCCTCCCGCTCCTCGTCGACCTCGACCGCCACGTGCGCGCCGGGCGGAACGTCGTGCTTGTGACTCACGACTGCGTGAACGACGTCCCGAACCCCGTCGGCGAGGACTTCATCCGCTACGAGCCGCGCCTCCAGCAGCCGAAGAGCGGCAAGGCGTCGATCCGCGAGCGGGTCTTCGAGTGGTGCGACGACGTGCTGTGGATCGGGTACGACGTCGCGGTTTCCAAGGAGGGCAAGGGGACTGGCACCGCCACGCGGACGATCTGGGGCGTCGAGCGCCCCGACCACCGGGCGAAGACGCGCTCGCGCGCGCTCTCGGAGGTCGGCTTCCTCAACTACGAGAACGACCAGGACGGGGCCGTGTGGCCACTGATCCTCGGAGGTGCGAAGTGAGCGACGAGACCTTCAAGCTCCTGGACCGCGACGGCCGCTTCATGGCGAAGCCGATCGAGTGGGCGATCGAGAAGGAGAAGGCCGACAGCAAGAGCGTGGGCGTGCGCGTCACGTTCGCCATCGGCGACACCCCGGGCACCGCGCAGTACGTGGACGGCCAGTGGCAGCCGTGGGAGGAGTACGAGAAGCACGTCATCAACGGCCGCTGGTACCCGATCAAGAAGGACGGCACCGTCAACCAGATGGCGATCGAGCAGCTCGTGCGCGCGCTCGGGTGGAACGGGAACCTCGCGTGGTTCAAGAACCCGCCCATGCCGGAGACCGAGCTCGTCCAGATCACCGTCAAGACCGAGACGTACACGGGGAACGACGGGAGCCAGAAGAGCGGCCGCAAGGCGACGTGGATGGACCCGAAGGACTACGTGCCGACGTTCGGTGGCGCCTCGGACGACGACGTGGACTCGCTGCAGGGGCGCTACGGCTCGCTCCTGAAGGCGGCCGCCTCCTCGATCAAGGAGAAGGACAAGAAGGCCGCGATGGGGGGCCAGCAGAAGAAGGCGGCGCCCCCGGCGGCGTGACGATGCTGACCGACGAGCAGCGCGCGCGGCTCGACGAGCTGCGCGAGAAGAGGGAGCGGGGCGAGCAGCCGGCGCCGGAGCCGACCGCCCCGCCCGTCCACATGCAGCACGCGCACGGGGGAACCGGCGGGGTCGAGCCGTGCGCGTGCCCGAAGGACTGCCCGTGGTGCATGCGGTGAACTGATCTACTCCGACCCGGCCCCGTCCCTCACTACATCGAGGGGCCGAAAACCACGGGGCCGGGTCTCTTTTTCTCTCCGGGGGAACAACGTGAGAAACGACGACTGGGACCACATCCCCATCGGCCACATGGCGGCCGCCGCCGCCGACGTCGGGAAGCTGATGGTCCTCCTCTGCGTCGTGGCGCTGATCGCGCTCTCATGCCTTCGGAACGCCACCGAGAGAGTGGAGGCGGTCCCGGGGAAGTTCGTGCACCGGCCGATCGTGAAGCACCAGAAAGGACCTCATGAGCACGTCGCTCGCCCTCGCTGAGAACCTCGCGCTCCCCCTCGAGACGGTCAACCAGGCCATCGGGATCCTCGCGAAGAGGCGTGCCGGGAAGAGCTACGCCGCGCGCCGGCTCGCCGAGCAGCTCCTTCGCCGCGGGCAGCAGGTCGTGATCGTGGACCCGAAGGGGGACTGGTGGGGGATCCGCTCGGCTGCCGACGGGCGCTCCCCGGGCCTGCCGGTGGTCATCGTGGGGGGCGAGCGCGGCGACGTGCGGCTCGAGCCGAGCGCCGGGGAGGTGGTCGCGAAACTCGTCGTCGAGGAGCGGGTCTCGGCGCTGCTCGACCTCTCCCTCCTGCGCAAGCACGAGGTGGCGACGTTCATGACGGCGTTCCTCGAAAACCTCTACCGCCTGAAGGCGCGCGAGGTATACCGCACGCCGATGATGCTGGTGATCGACGAGGCCGACGCCGTCGCGCCCCAGAAGCCGCAGAAGGGCGAGGAGCGGATGCTCGGGGCGGCCGAGGACATCGTGCGGCGCGGCGGGCAGCGCGGCATCGGCTGCACCCTCGTCACCCAGCGCTCGGCCGTCCTCAACAAGAACGTCCTCACGCAGGTGCAGGTCCTCGTCGCCCTGCGCACGATCGCGCCGCAGGACCTCAAGGCGATGGACGCGTGGATCGAGGTCCACGGCACGCCGGAGCAGCGCGCGCAGCTCATGGAGTCGCTCCCCTCCCTACCGACCGGGGACGCGTGGTTCTGGTCTCCGGGGTGGCCGACGGGCGCGGGGATCTTCCGCCGCGTCCACGTCCTCCCGATCGAGACGTTCGACTCCGGGGCGACGCCCGAGCCCGGGAAGAAGCCCGTCGAGCCGAAGAACCTCGCCGACGTCGACCTGGGGGCGCTCGAGCGCCGGATGGCCGAGACGATCGCGCGGTCGAAGGCGGACGACCCGAGGGAGCTCCGGAAGCGGATCGCCGAGCTCGAGCGAGACCTCGCGAAGAAGCCCTCTCCCGTGGTCGAGAAACAGGAAGTTCCTGTCCTCACGGAGGCGAACCAGAAGCTCCTCTCCGGCGTCCTGGCGGTGGCGGAAGGGCTCGCGGACGAGGTGCGGAAGCTCTCGGTCGAACTCGTCACGAGGGGATATCATCGGGACTCGCGGCGGGACAACGTCCCGCCAGAGGCGCGGCAGCGGGTACGTCCCGCCCCGGCGGCGCCCCGGCGGGTGGAAGGCCCGCCCTCTTCCTCGGTCGGCACTAGCGGGCTCCGCCGGATGCTCGTCGCCCTGGCGCAGCGGCCGAATGGGCTGACGAACCGCCAGCTCGGCGTGCGCGCCGGCGTCTCCTCGCGCTCCGGGACTTTCTCCACCTACCTCTCGCGGGCGCGATCCGCCAACTGGATCGAGGGGAGCGGGACGCTGCGGATCACCGACGAGGGGCTCCGTGCGCTGGGCTCCTACGACCCGCTCCCCGAGGGGCCGGCGCTCGCCGACTACTGGATCAACAGCCTCGGCGGCGGCGCGGCTCGAATGCTCCGTGTGCTCGTGGACGCGGCTCCCCGGGGGCTGACGAACGCCGAGCTCGGGCAGCGCGCCGAGATCAGCCACGGCTCTGGCACGTTTTCCACGTACCTGAGCCGCCTGCGCAGCCTCGAGCTCGTCGAGGGGCGCGGCGAGCTGCGCGCTTCCGACGAGCTCCTCTAACACTGGTACGCGCCAGCAGGCGCGAGAAAGGACCCCGAGATGAAGCAGGGACGATTCGACGGCATGGAGCACGAGGAGGCGATCCACGAGCTCGACACCCTCATGGAGACCTACCAGCGCGAGAAGCTCGCGCGCGTGGCGCAGAGCAAGCTCGAGTCCGACGCCAAGAAGGAGCTGAACGAGGCGATGGCGCGGCACGAGAAGACGACCTACGTCGCCCGCGACCTCGTGCCGCCCCTCGTCGCCCGGATGAAGCCGAAGGACGCCACGCCCGATGTCGAGGTGAAGGAGTACAAGGAGGAACAGGCGGAGGTGGCGGTCGCCGAGGACCGCAAGAAGCGGCAGGAACAGCCCGTGGGCGAGAACACGATGGCCGCCCCCGAGAAGCGCTCGCCGGCGAACCGCCCGCTCACCACGAACCGCGACAAGATGGCGAAGGCGAAGGGCCCGAAGACGCTCCGCACGTTCCCCAAGGGGCAGGGGCCGAAGAAGGGCAAGAGGTGAGGGTCCTCGGCATCGACCCCGGCCAGGCCGGCGCCTATGCCCTCGTCGGGGAAAACGTCAAACCCCTGGCCGAGCCCTTCCCGACGCGCTCCGGCGCCATCAACTGGCCGGAGGTCTACACCGACTGGAAGTGCCTCGCTCCCGACGTCTTCGTCCTGGAGCTCCCGCAGGCGATGCCGAAGATGTCGCGAAGCAGCTCCATGCACTTCGGGCAGGCGTGTGGGCTGCTCGAGGGGATCGCACTCTCACTCTGCATCGAGACGGGAGCGCGGCTCGAGCGGATTCAACCGCAGGCGTGGAAGCGGCTCGTCCTGGCCGGCACGGCGCGCGACAAGGAGGCCGCCATCGCGTGGGCGGTCCGCGCCTTTCCCGGCATCAGCCTCGTCCGCCCGGGCTGCCGCAAAGCGCACGACGGGATGGCCGACGCCCTCGCCATCGCCGACTACGGGCGGCGCACGTTCGGGGCGAAGGCGTGAGGATGGGGGACCGCCTGCAGGTGGCGCATCCGGAGGCGGACGCCCTGCGGGACCTCGCGCGCGTGCTCGTCCAGCTCGAGGAGCGGCGAAACCACGCGCGCGAGGCGGTCCTCCGCCGTCTGGAATCCCTTCCAGGCCAGGTATACCGCGCGGCGCGGGCCGCGCAGAAAGCGCAGGAGAACCGTGCGTGACGGCGACCTCCATCAAGACGACGAGACCCGCTCCGGGCTGACCCCGGCCCAGAGGAACCGCGCGGCCGCGCTGATGTGGCCGGACTTCCGCCAGCGCGGGATGCGCGACCGGGAGGCGCTCTGCCGGGTCGTGGACGCGGTGCGCCTCGGCGAGGGGGCCCCGGAGCTCTCGCGCGCCGAGCGAGCGCTGCTCGAGGAATTCCTCCGGGAGGTGGCGGGGTGAGTGGCGGCAGAAGAAGGAGCGACCGAGCGCTGAAAAACGAAGGTGCCCCCGCGTTCTTGGCCGACGCGGCGAAAACTCGGGACGCGGCAGCGTCACGCACTGCCGGGGGCCGGACCGCTCCTTCTTGTGCCGCTAACGATCCCGTCGACCACCCCGCGCACTACACGTCTCATCCGTCCGGCATCGAGTGCATCACCGTCGTGGAGCACATGCCGTTCAACATCGGCAACGCGGTCAAGTACCTGTGGCGCGCGGGACTGAAGGGCGCGACGATCGTCGACCTCGAGAAGGCTGCGTGGTACGTGCGGCGTGAGATCCAACGGCTCGAGAAGAGCAGCCGCGCGTGACGACCACCGAGCGGACCCGGGCCGGGACCCTCCCCGCCGAGCCGGAAGCGGAGCGCGCCCTCCTCGGCGCCGTCCTCATCAACGGCGCGCTCCTCGCCCGCGCTTCTGAGGTTCTCACTCCCGAGGACTTCTCCTCGGAGCCCCACCGGACGATCTTCGCCGCCTGCGAGCGCGTGGCCGCCACGGGCGCCTCCCCCGACCTCGTGACGGTGGAGGCGGAGCTCTCGGCCCGCGAGCAGCTCGAGCGCGCCGGCGGCCCCGGCTACCTCGCCGGGCTCCTGGACGTCGTCCCCGACCTCGAGAACGCGGTCGCCTACGCCCGCCTGGTCGAGGACGCCAGCCGGCGCAGGAGGATGGTCCTCGCGGCCAGGAGGCTCCACGCGGCCCTCGCGCGGGGAGCCGAGACCGAGACGGCGGCCGGGCTCCGGGAGGCGCTACAGGCCGAGCTGCGCGACCTGGACGAGGACGAGCCGACCCGCCGGCGCGCGGCCGCCCCCCCCCTCTTTTTGAACCTTCCAGAAGCCGTCGCCCTGAACGTCCCGCGCCACCCCTCCCCGCTCGGAATCCTCCCGTTCGACCACTGCCTCGGGGGCGGGCTCGGCCCGAACGAGGGAATCGTGCTCGGGGGGGCCCCGGGGGCGTTCAAGACGTCGACCGTGGCCTTCGCCATCCCCCACCTCGCCGGCCCCGACACGGCCGTCCTGGTGGTCGCCGCGGATGAGCCGGCCCACCGCGTCGCCCGCAAGATCGCCACCCGCTACGACGAGCTCTGGAACGAACTCTCCTCGGAGTACCCCCCAGTGATCGCCCGCCTAGAGCGGAAGCTCCGAGAGCGAGACGCCTACGTCCGCATCACGCACCCGCGGGCGGACTTCTGGCTGGAGGACGCGCTGGATGCGTTCGACAAGGAGGCGCCTCGGAATCGGAGGCGGGTGGTGATCATCGACCACCTCCAGAGCGTCTACTGCCGCGAGGGGTCCAGCGACTCGGACTCGGAGAAGGTGGAGATCGAGCGGGTGGTGAACTGCCTCGTGGACAAGTACATGCGCAAGAAGGAGTGGACGGTGATCGCGCTCTCGGAGGTGACGAAGGCGGCGCTGGTGACCGCCGTGACGATGTCGGACCCGATGGTCGCGTTCGCCGGGACGCGGAAGATCGTCAGCCGCTTCGACGCGAGCTTCGTCCTGGTCCCCGAGGAGGCGCACCGGGTCCGGGTCCTCACCGGGAAGAACCGACTGGGCCCGAAGTCCGCGTTCACGCTCGAGTGGAACATCGAGACGTGGAACCTCTCGCACGTGGACGAGGCGGACCGGGAGGAGGAGCGCCTCGCCGCCGCCCGCAACCGGGCCGCCGAGGTGCGGAAGGAGCGCCAGGTGGTCTCCGAGCAGGCCGCCGCCGCGGCCGCCCTGAGCGCCCGGGAGCTCATCGTGGCGATGGTGGCGCGGGCGCAGAACCCAGAGACTGGGGTGCCCTACTCGGCGATTCGGGGCGCCTGGCTGAAGGCCGGGCTCGGGCACCTCCGCCTCGCGAAGCCGGCGCTCGAGTTGGCCTGCCACGACGGGGCGGTCGAGACCTACCAGCGCAAGGTGGTCGGCGAGGCCGGGGCGCCGAAGACGTACGTGAGGTTCCCGCAGCAGAAAGAACTGGAGGCGTCGTGATGTTGAAGCCCCTCCTCGTCGGGGAGACGAACCCCTACTCAGTCAGCCCGGCCATGGCGCTCTACCCGCTGCCGGAGTGGTCCGCCGGCGGGCGCCTCGCCCTCATTCTCGGGCTGACGCGCGGCGAGTACCTCGACCGCTTCGACCGCGCGAACCTCTGCTGCGGGAAGTGGTCGCTCCCTATCGCGCGCCTCGTCGCGAAATCGCTACTCGTCGCGCAGGACCGCTCTTCCCTGGTCCTCCTCGGCTCGAGGGTCGCTGCGGCGTTCCGCGTCCCGTTCGACCCCTACTGCGTGGGGACGAACGGCACGGGCCGCTTCGTCGTCCTCCCCCACCCGAGCGGCCGGTGCCGGCTGTGGAACAACCCCGGCGCGGTCGAGAAGGCCCGCGCCGCCCTCCGCCTCGCGGGAGCGCTCCCGTGGTAGGGGGTTGCTACGCGGCTAGCACCCGGGGTGTCTGGACCGCCTCACACCCATTCGGTGCCGAGCGGTGCCGAGCGGTGCCAAATCGTACTGGTGAGTGTCGTTTTGGGCTTCTGGCACGGAACCGGGGGTTCGGTGCCACCAATTCGGTGCCGACTGACTCGCCCCCCCTATGGGATAGGGGGGGCGAGACTGGATGGCACCGAATGGGTGCGAGACCCCCGGCACACCCCCCCCTACACCTCGGCAGGGGGGGATTCGGTGCCGAGCCGTGCCAAAAACCGGCACCGAATGTTTCGCGGCCGAGGAACGGGGGGTTTTCGGGAATGGTGGTATTTCCCGTGGAAAACGAGTCGGGCGACTCCCAAGAAAACGCATTGACGACGCCTGGGTGTCGGCTCTATCTTTCGGACCGAACGCATTCGACGGGAGGACGGTCAATGGTGAAAACGAAGAACGAAAACGAACGCGCCAAGTGCGCTCATTGCAAGAAGGGGTTCACGAAGACCAGGAAGTGGCAGCGATTCTGTAAGCCGAAGTGCCGGATGGCGGCGTTCCTCGCGGCGCAGAAGGCGGCGGTGCAGAACGCGTTCGAAGGCGCGGAGGGCTGAGGTGGGTGAGTTCGTGAAACCACGAGACGCAGCCCGTGAACTCTGGCTGAGGTACGCCGGCACGCTGCCGGAGGGTATTGAGAGCGCGTGCGCGGGGTTCTTCCTGTACGGGGCCCCGTCGATCGAGGACTACGAGCGGCGGTGCCGCCACGGGGAAGCGCGACTCGTGGACTATTTCCGCGGGACCGCGGGGCCGGTTCTCGTCGGCGATGCGGCGAGAGCGCTCGCGGTGCACCCCAACGCGGTCTACGCTCTCCTGTCGCGGCTCTGCGTCGCCGGGATCACGGTCCCCGGAGAACGCGTTCAGGGGAAGCGGGGGTGGGCACTCGCCGAAGACTGGGAGCTGCGGTGGGGCACGTGCCGCGGGGACTTCCGCCTAAATCACGCCCTACCCGTCGACGTCCCGCTGTTGGAACACGACGAGTACGTGTCGGCGCTCGAGGTACTCCGCGACGCCTGGCTGACGGTCGCCGGAGAGGGGCTCATCCCGAGGGACCTCGACGACGCGCTCGACTTGTTCTTCCGAAGCACCCCGACGCCAGAGGACCGCGAAAGGTGTCGCGGCGAGAAGGACGCGCGGATCGTGGAACACCTCCGCGCGAACCCGGACCTGTGCCTGGCCGTCGACATCTCGGAGGCTCTCGGGCTGTCGCCGAAGGTAATCCGCGAGCGGCTCAACGATCTCCGCGCGCGGGGACTTCTGGCTCCCAGGAAGAAGGGGCGACACCGCCGCGGCCCCGAGAAGTGGTCGGTCGTCGAGGCGGCGTCGTGATCGAGCTCCGCGCCGCCGACGTCATCCGCGCCGTCCAGGTCGCAGGCAGTCTCAGCCGAGTCGGCATCGCGGCGGCGTTGGGGGCCGGCGAGGACGACCGCCGGCGCCTCGAGCGGCTCCTGCAGCGGATGCGGGCGAAGGGGCTCCTGGTCTGGGAGGGGCGGCGGTGGTGGGTCCCGGGACTCGCGCCGCGGGCGTGCACGCGATGCGGCGGGAGCGGGCGCGAGCCGGCGAAGCGGGGCCCGGGGCGGCCACGGAAGAGCGCCTCTCTCGAAGAGCAGGCGGGCGTCGAGCCGCGCCGGAAGAGCGCCTCTCTCGGCGCGGAGCGGGAAGGGTGGGGGGGATGAGCGAGATCCTGAGCGAGAAGGAATTCGAGCTGCGGATGCCTTACGGGCGGAAGCGCGGCGAGTATCGCGATCTCCTCGCCCACGACGCCGCCCTCCGCGTGCTCGTGGGGCAGCTCGCGGCGGCGCTGGCGCGCAAATGCACGTGCCACCATCTGCCGACGCTCCTGAACTTCCACACGACGCCGAATGGTGACGGCACGGTGACGAAGATCATCTGCGGACTGTCGCGCGACGAGGTGAACCTGTTGGCTTCCGCCCGCTCCGCGAACGGCGGCACGGTTGGAGACATCGCCACGCGCGGCGACTTCGGCTGCACGCTGTTCGCGCCCCCCGTCCCCGCCTCCGGAGGTGAGAAGAACCATGAGTGATGAGTGCCTCGCGTGCGGTCACGAGACGCCGCACGAACGCAGCGAATATGAAACGACGCATAGTTGGTGCGAGGCGATAACGCCGGTTCGGTACCCGTGTGAGGCCCACAAGGAATACAGCGAGGAGTGCGAGGAGAATGATCCGCAGGACGGCGTGGCGTTCCACTGCTACACGTTAAACAACGAGTGCAGTTGCACCGATGACGCGCGCACCATCGCCTCTCTCGACGCCGCCCTTGCCGCCGCGAACGAAAGGGCCGAGCGGGCGGAAAAGGAACGAACGGCGGAGCACAACGCCGCCACCGTTTGCCGGTTCGCGTGCCGAGAGTGTGGCCTGCATTGGACACCGGGGCCGACGCGCGGGATGGGTCCGAACGATTACCCGTGCCCGCAGTGTCAGTACGCCGCTGCTGCCGGGATAGCGGACGCCACCTCGGCTTCTCTTTCCGCCGCGCTGCGGGAGCGAGACGACCTGAAGCTGCGCGCCACTGAGCCGTACACGCGGCCAGAGCACGAGCGCACGGGGCTCTGCTCCGGTTGCCCGCCCGACACGGGGCTACACCGAGAGGGATGTGGCGTGTGTGGCGAACTCTGCCCGACGTGTTTGCGCGGGCAGCGGGACGCGGCGAGGGCGGCGCTGAAGGAAGTCTCGCGCGAATTGATGCGCGTCCACATTGACCTCGCCGACTATCACGGCGACCTCTGCAAGAACGAATGCGACCCCGAAGAGGGGCACGGACCGCTGTGCTGTGATCTCGGGCCGGTCCATCCCAAGGAACACGTCGCGGTCATCGCAGAACGCGAGGCGAAAGAGTGAGAGTCCTCGCGCAGTGGGGAGGCGCTCTCGCTTCCGCCCGCGCTCTTCTGGAGGCGCCCCGATGAGAACGAAGAAGGGCGAAGTGGTGCGGTGGTGCTACGTGTGGAAGGCGTACGTAGGCCACGCGCCGAGTGGCTTCTATTACCGGAGGAGAGACGCGGCGGCGGACAGGGCGCGGATGGTTGTGCGCGGCGTGCCGTGCGGCCCCGTTACGCGCATCTCCCTTCCCCTCCCCGCGCCGAAGCCGGAGGCGAAGAGGAAATGAGCGAGAGAGAACGAGCCAACGATGGCGGACCCGCGTTCCCTAACTACAAGGCGTCGGATCAGCAGCACTACCCGTGGGAAGGCTCGGGCATGGGCGGACTGTCCCGCCGCGAGTGGTTCGCGGGTCAGGCGCTCGCCACGGTCATTCACCTCACGCAGTCCCGTGACGGATCGTGGGATCCGGTCGCCGTGGCAGCCGGTGCCTTCGCGGTCGCTGACGCGATGCTCGCCGAGTCAGCGTTCGCCCCTCCCCCCGCTCCGGAGAAGGCGTGCGCTGGGTACATCTGCGAAGAATGTTCTGGCGATACGGGACCGGCACGCTATTGCGGCTCTTCTGGAGAGCACTACTGCCGATGCTCACGACGCCGCGACGATCCCGTCCACGCCGCTCCGGAGAATGCGAAGTGTCGTCGCTGCGGCGCGGCTCACCCGTGGTGTGGCAACCCCGATCACGTCTACGGCTGCGACTGCGGCTCGCGCAACTGTCCCGGCCCCGCTCCGGAGAAGGTGGGAGAGGGGGAGGCAAGCCATCACTTCGAATGTCGAGAGCGGCACACCGAAGCGATCAAGGAGACGGCTATCTGCATCGCGAAGGACCATCGGTGCCGCCACTGCATCGGCTACCGTTTCGCCGCGGTCCACGAACGTTCCGCGCACCGAGACGGCAAGGAGAAGTAGATGGAAGAGCAAGAGAAGCAGGCGTACCTCGTCTACCGAGCGGTCGATCTCGGGAGCCGAACCAACCGCGCCATTCGCACGTCGCTCGGGTACTCACCCAAGCGGCACGAGCCGAACGTGGACCGCGCGCTCCAGCGACTCCGCAAGCGCGGCCTGATCGTGGTGCGGGATGGCCAGTGGTATGTGGCTAGCAAACGAACGACGTGTAGCCACTGCGGAGGCTCGGGCCAAGAACCCACGCCTTCGCCCCGCCCGTGACCACCCGCGCTCGCCCCAAGCGAGGAGAGAGACTCTCGTGAGATCTCCACTCTGCCTCCTCCGCACGATCTGGCGCTCACTCCGCCTCTCGGTCTGGCCGCCCGTCATGGGCCACAACTACGTCGAGGTCGAGACCGTCGAGAACGCCACCGTCGAGGTGCTCCGCTGCGAGACGTGTGGGCACTACTCGATTGGCTGGAGGCGGGGGTGAAGCTCGCCGAGCCTGGAGCGCTCTTCACGTGGGAGCGCCGCTGCTACGCCGTCCTCCTCGTCGAGAACCGCCGCGTCGTCCTCGAGCGCCGGCGAGGCGAGGCGCCCCCCGACGTCCTCCAGGAGGCGGCGCCCGTTTGGGTGCTCGAGGGGAGCGAGGTCCAGCGCGGCGTCGTGACGGAGCTCCGCGAGGAGCACGCGCGCTGGCTGAGGGTGGACTACTACGTCGAGCGCTCGGAGCTGCTGGCTTCCTGGCTCGCGGCCGGCGGTGAGATGATTCGCAACCAGAAAGAGGCGTCCAATGTGTGACGACGACGAGGAGGAACCCGTTCGCTGGCCCCCGCTCGTGAGGCGGTCCGTTGTCGAGCAACTCGAGCGAGACCACGAGGAAGAGCTTGGGAGGTGCATCCGCGATCAGGCTGCCGCTCACGGAAGGAAAATGGCTCTCGCCCACCGGGTGGTGGCGCATGCGATGGAGCTCCTCGTTCTTCACGGGCGTCGCGGGCTGGCGATGAGGCTCGACGGCCCGGCTGTATCCCGCGCCGAGTTCCTCGCACTCACCGGGAATCTCACCGCGGCGCTGGAAGATGTCGGTGTCGTTCGGGCATTCGATCTCGACGGCGGGAGTCTCGGCCGTGGCAGCGGCCGTTCTTACATCAACGTTCACTTCGAGGAGAGCCCTCTCGGGCCGGCACTCGACATCAGCATCACGCTCGACTCGCAGAGGTTTGTTGAGTGAGCCGCGGACCGTGGTCGTGCCTCGCCTGCGGACGCGACGGCGACTCAGCCAGTCCCGGGAAGGCGTGGTTGGACTTGGATTCGCAGATGGAAGGTCAGCTCTGCCAGGAGTGCCGTCGCGACCAGAAGATCTATGTGCCGTTCAGTAAGGCGTGGCGCAACGGGAACTGGTGGGACGTCCCCGTGTTGCAGGAGCGGCGTCGGACCGTGGGTCGCCGACAAGCCGAGAAGTTCGGCGAGAGGATTTGGGAGTGACCTGCCCCAACTGCGCTCGCCTCGAGGCCGAGTGCGGCGTCATCGCCGAGATGTGCGCCAACATCTCGGCTGCGCTCCTCGGTCAACTCCCCGCCGGCGTCCCCTACGCCGGCAAGCCCGCCGCCCCCGTCGAGGAGGCGCTTCAGGTGCGCCGCGGGCTGATGCTCCTGGCCGAGTGGTCGCTCCGCGCGGAGTGGCGCGGGAAGGCCGACGTCGAGGAGAAGGACGTCCTCGAGCGGATCGAGAAGGCAATGCGAGTGGCGAAGGCCGAGCTCCCGGTCGCCTACGGGGTCGAGCCGCCGCCGCAGGAAACGATCGAGTAGGGGCCGCTGCGCCCCACAGAAAGGACCGCCATGTTCCTCTTCTTCTTGGTCCTCCTCGCGGTCAAACCGCTCCCCCCGTGCTCCTCCGCGCTCGCCGCGGGGACCTCCTGCAAGTATGTCGTGCCGAAGGAGTGCGCCCCCGGGATGCCGCCCGGGACGACGTGCACGTGGCCGGACGCGGAGGTGCTGCTCCTGCGCGGGGCCGCGCCCGGATTCGCGGTCAGCCGGCGCGTGGCGATCGTCTATGGGCCGGAGCTCGTTCCGGTCCCCGCGGACGCGGTGCGCTTCGGGCACTTCGTCGAAATCCGCGACGACTGGTCGTCATGCCTGGCGCGGACGTCGTACGAGGAGTCGGCGTCGGTGAGCGTGATTACGAGCCCGAGCTGCGCGGTGCCGGTGCCGTGAGCGCGAACTTCTCACTCCCGCCGCCGCCGGATCTGCGCGTCGAGCGGCTCTTCCGCGCCGCGCGCTGGATCCGACACGCCTACTTCGGCGCGGCGCCGACAACGTCCAAGATGGACGAGCACGGCGAGCCGAAGCCGCGGTTCTGCGGGTGGCGGCTGCACCCGGACGACGTGGCGATGTGTCTGCGGGATCGCGAGCGCTGGTCGTCAATGCGGGAAGAAGATGTGGCGTGTCCCGATCCGGAGAACAACCGCGTGTTCGTTGGGAAGGCGGCTTTCCTCGACGGCTACCTCTGCACGCCGGACGCGTCGGTGCCGCGCGGGGTCGTCGCTGTCCTGCTCGAGTGGGAGCCGCCGACGCCGTGATGGTTCGTCAGTCTCCCCTTATTCCGTGGCACCTGCCGAGGTTGAAGCTCCTCGCCATCGTGCACGACGCTCGCCGCACGCCCTGGCGCCGCAAGATCGACCGCAGGAGGCTCGTGCAGAGGGCCGTGAAGACGATGTCCTGGCGCGGCACGCACGCGCGGATACACCGCCGCTGGGGGCGACCGCCGGAAGCGGAGCCGTGCGTCTACTCCGGCGCGTGGCACTTCAACAAGATGCTGAGGCTCCACTGGGAACCGTTCCTGATCGAGCTATACAAACCGCGCCCCTCCATCTTCGATCTCTTCAGGAAGAAAGGAACCGCATGACCGACGAACCGAACCTCGTCCCCGACAAGCTTCCCTTTCCGCTCATGTACCGCGTGGAGGACGACGCGCGCCGCGCGATCCTCGTCCCCGGCTCGCACCGCGTGCCGCAGCGGCTCCGCCTCTGGTTCAACTTCCCCGCGGCGATGTTGCTCCACGCCGAGATCCAGAAGGCGTGCATCTTCATGCCGAAGGACGAGTCGGGCCTGTACTACATGGAGTGCGCGGCGCTCCGGATGCAGACCGGGCACGAGCCGAAGCTGATCTCGAGCCTGTCGGAAGTCCCGGGGGTGTCGTCGTGAGGGGCGAGCGGGAGGTGGTCTCGCGCGACGGGAAGACGACGTACCTCGTGGACGTGTCGGGTACGCGCCGCTGCCGCGAGCCGCGCGCGACGCGGCGGGCGGGCCCCGAGCGCGACTGGGCGCGGCTGTTCCGCACGGGAACGCTGGCTCTCAAGCGGAAGGCGGCGGAGGCCGCGCTCGCGCTCGATGTGCCGAACAAGCGGAAGAACCGCGAGAAGAGCCTCCGCCGGCAGGAGCGCGCGGCCGCGTTTCCGAAAGGAGCGGCCCGCGTGGTGCGCGACTCGACGGCTCACGACCCCGGCCGGGTCGCCGGGCGCCTCACCGCCGGCAAGCCGAAGTACGGGAAGGGGAGCGAGATGCCGCAGCGCTACCGGGGACGCATCGGGTTTCCGCACCGGAGAGACCTGAAGTGACCGCGCGGACGATTGCGGTCGACGAGGGGAGCCACACCTCGAGAGCTCGCCGGCCGGAGCGCGCGCTGCGGTGCCTGACGTGCCCGCGCCCGGTGAAGACGAAGGACCACCGCACGGTGGAGCGCCGCAAGGGGCGGTGCTGGACGTTCGTCGAGACGAAGATCGTGACGGAGTGCTCGCGCTGCGGCGTCCGGAAGCGGACGCGGATCACCACCGAGATGGACGACGGCGTGGCCCAGAAGGGCTACGTGCCTTAGACTTTTCTGGTCATCCACCCCATCCCCCTCGGCCCCGCCACCGCGCGGGGCCGCTTCTTGTCGGGCGTTTCTCGTCGTTTCTCCTCTAGCCCATTCGCGTTTCCTCTGAAGTCAGAGTCGATGCGGCATCGGAATCCCTTGTTCTGGCCTGAAAATTCGTCACGGAGTGCTCCAGTTCGGCGTCTTCTCGCCCGGGTCGTCCGGCTCGCGCGGAGCCGAAGCGCAGCATTTTCCCCACAGAAACACAGAGGCCGGGAAGTGTCTCGGCGGAGGTCGCGAACGTGAACTGAGGCGCTCGCCGTGAACTTCGTCTGCCCCCACCACGACGTCTTCGACTGCCGCGAGTGCCGGCGGGGGCGCCCGGTGTTCTATCGGTGGCACGCGATCGGGATGCCGCCCGCGGCTCCGGAGCCGGGCCGCCCGCGCGGGGACCGCCGCCGGAGCTCGTGGAGGTCCCTGTGGCACTGACGGCCAAGCTCCCGAGCGTCGAGGAGGCCGTCGCGATCGACCGCTCCCACGCGACGCAGCTCTACCGGAAGTCCATCGACTACGCCAAAGTGCGTTTCGTCCAGGCGCTCGTGGACGCGGCGGGCGACGTGGACGAGGCGGCCGAGGCGATCGGCTTCTCGCTGATGCGGCTCTACGCGGCGCGCGCTCGAGACGAGGCGTTCGCGAAGCGCTGGGACGACGCGGCCAAGATCGCCGAGTCCGTGCGGGCGGACCGGATGGAGCACGCGACCGCCAAGCGCGCGATCGAGGGGACGCCGTACAAGCGCTACGACAAGGACGGGAAGCTCTTCGAGGAGGGCTCGGTCCCGGACACGGCTGCCGCGGCCTTGATGCTGAAGGCGTACCGGCCGGAGAAGTTCCGGCGCAAGGAGGTCGAGGCGCCGCGCGGCGGGGCCGATGGCTTCGCGACCTTCGTCGAGCTGGTGCGCTACGCGGCGGAGCGCGACCGGTTGGCGGGACGGACGGATCGCGCCCTCCCCGAGTCCCCGGCGATCGAGGCGGAGGTGGTGCCGACGGTGCCGCCCCTCGTGAGGTCGGCGCCGTGAGCGCGGTCCCCGAGCGCGTGAGTCAGCACGACGAGGCGTACCTCGACCGAATGCCGAGGTGGAAGAAGGATCCGTACGCCTTCTGGCGCGAGATGCTCGCGATTCCCTGCTTCGATGGCGACGAGTTCCTCACGGACGACCAGAAGCTTCTCGTCGACTCGTACATGAAGAACCACCGGACGGCCTGCACGTCGGGCAACTCGACGGGCAAGACGTTCGTGCACGCGCTGATCGTCCTGCACTTCCTCGCGCTCTGGGAGGATTCGATCGTCATCACGACGGGCGCCTCCGAGGAGGTCGTGAGCAACCTCTGGGACGAGATCCGGCGCCTCTACAACGGGGCGAGGTACCCGCTCGGTGGGCAGCTCGTGGACCTCGAGCTGCGCTTCGGGCCGAAGTGGTACGCCCGCGGGATCTCGACGAACAACATGACGCGCCTCCAGGGGAAGCACGCGGGGCGCGTCCTCTTCCTCATCGAGGAGGCCGTCGGCGTCGAGCCGTGGGTGTTCGAGGCGGGCGAGGGGAACGCGGTCGGTGAAGAGGACCGGATCCTCGCGTCGGCGAACCCGACGGACGCCACGTGCGCGTTCTACGACGAGCTCCAGAAGGACGGGAAGTGGAACGTCGTGGAGATCTCGTGCCTCAACCACCCAAACGTGGTGACCGGAAGGAACCTCATCTCCGGCGCCTGCACGCGGCGGTTCGTCGAGGACATGCTGCGCAATTACGGGGAGGACCACCCGGTCTACAAGGCGCGCGTCCTCGGGAAGTGGTCGCGCGAGCTCGGGCGGCTCTTCCCGGACTGGAGTGCGGCGCGCCACACGTACGACCCGCGGCTCGTCCGGATCCAGCCGTGGTGGACGCACTGGATCGCGGGCGACTGGGGCTTCCGCCACAACTCGGCGTTCTACTTCTTCGCGCTCGACCCGGTCGACTCGACGATCTACGTCTACGACGAGCTCGTCGTGAACGGGCTCGTGGCCGCGCAGCTCGGGAACGACGTCGGCGCGCTCGCAAACCCCGGAATCCAGCGCGGCGTCGTGCAGGAGTTCCAGAACGTCTACCTCGCACACGACGCCTTCGGGCACCAGGGCGAGACGGCGCGGACGCGCGCGGAGCTCTTCTCCGAGGCGGCGGCCGAGTGGGGGCTCCCGAAGGCGGTCCCGGCGCCGCGCGACCGCGTGTCGGGGTTCAACCTCATCACCGCGCTCCTGCGGAACGACGGGCTCAAGGTCTCGCTCGTGTGCTCGAACCTCATCAAGAAGATGCCGCTCGCGATGCGCGACCCGAAGAGGCCGGAGGACGGGCTGAAGTGCGAGGGGGACGATGAGATCGACGGTCTCTACAAGGGGGTTCTCGCGCGGCCGACCGAGGCGGAGATGCCCGCGGCGGTGAAGATCGCGCAGCAGATCACTGCTGTGGACCCGCACGGGATCGCGATGCAGTCGAGGATCCTCGCCTCCCGCGAGCGCGGCGACGGCGCCGAGGTGTTCTCGCTGCGGGGCCGGAGGTACGCGGGCCGATGAGCGGGGGGACGCTGCTCTGGCCGATCCCGGGAAAGCTCGCCGCGGATGCGCTCCTCGCGCTCCGGCGGCAGTCGCCCTCCGGGTGCCTCTGCCGGACGGACGCCCCGCTCTTCGTCGAGGACGAGGACGGCGCGGTCCTCTTCCTGCGCGTGGACCCGACGACCGCGCGCCACGTCTCCCCCTCGGGCGGGGACATGGGGCGCGGGTGGTCCTACTTCGAGTGGTTCCCGCGGCGCGACGAGGGTCCGGTCGGCGCCTTCTGCTTCGAGGGGCCGCCCCCGCTCGTCGAGGAGGTCGCCCGCTCCCTGCCGAACGTCTACGCGGTCGACGGGGCGCGCGCGTTCCCGATCTTCGGCTGCAGCGGCGGCGCCGCGCACGCCGCGGTCTGCTACGTCAATGTCTACCCGAACGAGATGGTTGCGGAGGGCTGACATGCCGGCCAAGTACGACTCGATCAAGGCGCACCTGCTCCGCAAGGGGTTCTCCGAGAAAGAAGCCAAGACGTCGGCCGCGAAGATCTACAACTCCGAGCGCCCGGCGGGCGCCCCGCCCGTGGTGCGCGGGTACGACAAGAAGAAAGGGAAGCGATGAAGTTCTACGGACGCGACGTGGCGGTGCGCGCGAGCGCCCACATCGAGAAGCTCGGCGTGGTGCTCGCCCTCATCAAGGACAAGGCGTTCCTGCCAGATCAGGAGCGCGCGATCAAGGCCGCCGGCGCCGACATCCACCGGGTCTTCCACTCCTTCAGCCCGGCCGAGGTCGAGTGGGCCGTCGATGAGGCGCGCGCGGCCGGGCGCCAGGTCGCGGACTTCGTGGGCGTCCCGAAGCCGTTCCTCTCGGCTGAGGACGTGGCCGAGTGGGCGGCGAAGTGGAAGCTGACGTTCACGACCGAGGAGGAGGCGGCGCTCCTGGCGCGCGGGTTCGAGCCGCACGTGGCGGCGCTCCTCGGGACGCGGGATCTCCGGACGCAGCTCGAGATCGACCGCGACGAGGCGCGCGCGGCGGCCGGGAGCGGCACCTGCTCCTGCGGCGACCCGCGGGCCCTCGGGATCGTTCACCGGGCGCCCGAGTCCCCGTGCTTCCTCTACGCCGAGCCGGTCGAGGAGGGGAATGCCGAGGACGAGGACGTCGAACTCTCGCTCGAGGAGGCGCGCGAGCGCCTGAAGGCGAAGGGCTACCTCGACGGAGAGGAGCCGGCGAAACCGGCTCCGGAGCCGGAGAAGCCGGCCGAGAACCAGAGCACTACCGGCGAAAAGCCGGAGTAACAGGAGGCTACGACCATGGCCGAATCGTTTTCCACGGACTGCGGCTTCTACGTCGCGAGCTTGGGGGCGGTCTACCAGCTCGGCACCACGAACGGCGACATCGTCCCGCGCAACGGGAACGCCGCCTCCGATCTCCAGCGCGGGCTCGGGATGCTCTTCACGGGGACCGCGGCGGCGCCGGCGCCCCACCGCGCTCTCCACAATCAACTCCTCCCGCGCGGCCTCTATCTGGTGCAGACCGTGCCGGGAACGGCGCTGGCGAGCTTCACGACCCGCGCGAGTCTGAGCGGGACCTTCGTGAACTCGGCGACGGTCGGCGGCGCTCAGGTCGCGGGGACCATCTCTGCGGGCGCGCTGAACCTCCTCGGCCGGACGATCGCGATCAAGGCGTGGGGGACGCTGGGCGTCACCGGCACGCCGAACTACACCGTCGACGTGGCGCTCGGCACGAACATCCTGGCGACGACCGGCGTGCGCGCGATGGCGGCCGCCACCTCGCCGCTGGGGTGGTATCTCGACGTCGCCGCCACCGTCACCACGGCGGGCGCGTCCGGCGTCGTCGTCTCCGGTGGCACGTTCACCGCGGGGGAGAACTCGGCCGTCGTCAGCTTCCCTCTGACGAACAGCACGCCGGGGACCGGGCTCTCGATCGATCTCACGGCGGCCTACGCGTTCACGCTCAACGCCACGAGCTCGGCGTCGGATCCCGCGAACACGCTCAAGTGCTACGGGACGATCGTCGAGATCATCTTCTAGGCCAGGAAATCAAGGAGATGCGAGTGGGCAGCGCCATGAAGACCTACGCAAAGCGACTCATTGCCGCGGGTTTCTTCGCGGCGCTGCCCCTCGTCGGTCAGATCGTCGTCGTCCCCGGCGGTGGTGGATCCGGCTCCACAGGCCCCACTGGCGCCACGGGGGCCACCGGCTCAACTGGCGCGACGGGTGCCACCGGTGCGACCGGCCCCGTCGCTGGATCCTCCGGCCAGTACGTCTACAACAACGCCGGAGCGGCGGCCGGCGGCAACCTGCTCAACGGCACGAACCTCGTCGAGCAGCAGAACGGAACGAACGCGCAGACGTTCAACCTGTACGGGAGCTACACGAGTGCGACGAACTTCGTGCGCATGGCTCTCGACGCTTCCGACGCGCTCTCGTTTCAAATCGGCACGTCCTACGGCACCGCGGGCGGCACCGCGCGCCAGTTGATCCTCGGCGGCGGCGAGATGGTCACGGATGCTGCGCCACCGATCCGCGGCATCTTCGGCAAATCGGCCTACTCGCAGGCAACCACGAACAACACCGGCGGAAACGTCATCATCGCGGGCGGGCTCGGGCGGCGGTTCTACACGTTCGTCACGCCGAACAGCACCGGCGGCAAGACGTTCACGCTGACCGCGAACGGGTCGGCCGTGGTCCTGACCGAGGGCACGTCATTCAACTGCAACACGCTGACCACGACGCAGTGCGCCACGAACATGGCGACGGCGATCAACGCGGACTCCACGCTCGGGCCGCTGATGACGGCGACGGGAGTTGGAGCCTCGTGCTACCTCGACAAGAAGAGCACGCTCTACACGCTGACCATCGCCACGAACGCGGGGGCGCCCGCGACGGCGACGAGCGGGACGGATGGAAGCACGAGTCACTACTCTTCCACAATGAACGGCAACACGACGTTCGCGGATGGCACGCAGGGTGGGAATACGCCCACCACGCCACAATTGATCTTCGGCGGGCTGACCGGACGCGCCGGCTTCTCGTGGAGCAGCGGCGCCGATGGGATTGCGACGTGGCTCGTGCTGAACACGCTTCCGGCATACAAGTTCAAAACGCAAGAGTTCACGGTGCTCGCTGACGGGAACGCTGGAACATGGCTACGGGGCTCGCTCAGCACCCAACTCACGCTGAATACCGGAGCGACGACCACGAACACCGCAGCCAATCTCGCCCCAGCGAATTCGAAGCTCATCGCAATCATGGTACGTGTTACCACCACTATTACGACCGCCGCTAACTTCGCAATCAGCGTGACTGGCGGCAATGCGTTCGCGATGATCGGCACCGGCACGACGAGCCTTACAACGCTGACGGCTAATACGACCTATACGCTTGTACCCGTGCTCCACACGGATCAGTACAACGCAACGGCGACCACGCTGACTGTCACCACAAATGCCAACCCAGGCGCGGGCGTTCTGCGGATCACATCGATCTACGAGACGTTCTCGCCGCCGACAAGCTAGGAGTAGACGTGGAAATCAATGCGATCACCATCACCTTTCCGGGAACCGCGACCGACTACGTCAAGGCCAAGGACGCAGCCGGATCGCTCTGGACGCCGAGCGGGACGCTGACCGTGACCAGCTCAGACGCGAATGTCGTGACCGCGCAGGTCAGCAACGCCGGGACTCAGGCGGTGCTCTTCACGTCCAAGGGCCTCGGGAGCGCCACGGTGACGATCTCGGACGCCACGCAGACGCTCACCGTCCCTGTCACCGTCACGCACGGCCCCGAAGTCGCGCTCGTGCTGGTGGACGCGCCCTAGGTTGCGTCCCATCCTCGCCCTCTGCCTCGCGGCGGCGATCGGGACGAGCGGATGCAGCTTGTCCCAAGCGCGCTGGGCCTGTCGGCTCGGCGTGCTGGGTGACATCGTCTCGACCGAGGTCCGCGTGCAGCAGGGGGCGCAGGAGATGAACCCGTTGGCGAAGCAGACGCCGGCAGGCGTGGCGCTCGTCTCGACGGCGGCCGTGGAGCTGGCCGCGACGAAGCTCGTCAAGGACGGGCACGCCAAGAGCGCGACGTGGCTCTACCGCGGATGCGCGGTGGTCCACTTCGCGGCTGCGTCGTGGAACGCGAGCCAGTCGCCGGACCGCTCGAAGCGGGGGCTGCGCTGATGCGCTACCGCTACCGTCACGTCTTCGGCGAGTGGAGATGGTCCTACAGGTTCTCGACGCGCCACGATGCGCAAATCGAGATGATGAAGCGCCGGGCCTACGGCTACGTCGTGGGGTGGGTGGGGCGATGAGGCGCGGAGAGCGTCGCTTTCACGAGCACCGCGTGATGCGGCAGCGGCTTGCGGTCGAGCAGCGTGTCGGCTACGTCTCCCCCTTCGGCGGGCCGACGTGGCCCACGACTCCGCGCGAGGTGGGCGTGCTGCGGCATCACGCGTTGCATTGGTGCCGGGAGCGATGCTGGTCCGGAAAGCGTCCGTTCAGTCGTCGGGAACGCTGCGCAGAGATCGACGCACGGAGTGCCGCATGATCGCCACCCGCTACTGCAACCGCTGCGGCTACTTCGGCGCGGAGAAGTGGCACCTGACGCACGACGGGTTCGAGTGCCGCCACCCGAGCGTCGAGAGCTTCACCAACGGACCGCTGCCCCCGATCGACGCGCCGCGGAGCGAATCGTGGTGGAGATCGATCGACCGCAACGGGCGCACGGCGATCTGCTGCTTCGGCGTGGCGCTGCTGCTGCTCTGGGTGTCGTTCTGCGGCCCCACCGTTCTCCGCGCCGACGAGCCGTGCTCCGCCCTCGTCCGCGCCGCCTCGGAGCACCTCGCGATGGCCGCAACGGGGCCGTGTTCGGGCGTCACGTGCGTGGCTGGCTACAAGCCATGCGTCAACACGAGCGGGACGTGCTCCTGCCGCCCGCTCAGCTGGCAGTGCTCCGCGGTGGCACCGACGCCCGTGCCACTGCCGACGGCGACCCCGGTGCCGCAGCCGACGCCGGGACCGACCCCGATCCCGCCGACTCCCGCCCCGCAGCCGACGCCGGGCTCTGGAGGCGCGATCCAGAAGGTGTCCCTCCACTGCGACGTGCCGTTCACGTACGGCCCCGGCGACATCGTCCTATGCAACGGCCAGCAGGTCTTCATCGAGGACCCGCTGGTGAGCTACGCCATCCACGCCACGTTTCCGAACTGAGGAGGATCTCGTGAAGCTGTCCGAAGTCATCAAGGGCACCCCGGCCGACATCGACGTCACCGTGACGCCCGATCCGTCCATCCCCGCGAGCCTCCCGACGTGCCCGCCCGCGACCGACGGTCCGTCGTACCTCGAAGTCACCCGCAATGGCTTCCACCTCGACGGCACGTACATGGCCGACGCCACCGAGATGGCTGTGCGGCGCGCCTCGTGGCACTACCACGCGACCGAGGCGAGCTTCATGCACATCCCGAGCGACAGCTTCGAACTGCTCGTCCTCTCGGGTCGTCTCCGCCTCGACACGACGCTGGCCGTGAGCGACTACGCGCACCAGTGGGACGGGCTCACCATCCAGGAGCTCTACGAGCAGCAGGCGAAGATCAAGAGCGGCGGCGGGACGCCGGGCCAGGTCTGACCATGCGAGGCGTCATTTTCGGGCGCGGCATCATCGATGGCCGCCGCCCCCGCCCGCGTCCGATCTCCACGCTCACCGTCCACCGTGCCTCTGAGTTCACGAAGCGCGGACGGCGCATCATCGCTTCGTGGCTCCGGAAGCAGGCCGATACGATCGAGCACGAGCCGGAGACGCTCGCGAAGCGGTACACGGCGCGTTACTTGGCGGTGCCGTGATGCGTCGCCCCCGCTTCCTCTCCGCCGCCTTCGCCGCGCTCCTGTGCGGGATGGCGGTGGTATGCGGGGGCTGCTCGCTCTTCCCGGACCGCACGCCCGGCAAGGTGCTCACGAGCATCAACGCCCACGCGTACTACGAGCTCCGGTACGAGCGCACGTGCGTGAAGGTCAAGGGGCCGGCGACGTGCCCGGAAGCGCAGGCCGCGCTCAACGAGTGGAAGGCCGACGCGCAGCTCGCCAGCGCGGCTCTCACGCGCGGCGGGAAGCTTCCGCTCCAGCTCGCGCAGCTCAAGGCCGACGAGGCGAAGACGAAGAGGCTCTTGAAATGAACGCCGCCGAGATCGCCGCGATGCTCTCGAACTTCCTGAAGATCCTCGCGTCACCCGGCGGAGAGGCCGCGCTGACGAACCTCTTCACCGACCACGGCCTGACGCCCGAGAAGGTGGCAGCCGTCGCCAAGCAGATGCCGGACGCCCCGGCGCCGAAGGAGTGACCATGCCGCTCACCATCCAGGAAATCCTCGCCGACCTCCCGGAGCTGATCACGCTGGAGGTCCAGATCGAGAAGGCGATCGCGTCGCTGCCCCCGAAGGGCTCGCCGCGCACCGCCGTCGACTACGCGAAGGCGTTCGGCGCGGCCGACGATGGCCCGCAGATGACGCTCGCCAAGCTCATCGACACCGTCGAGAGCCAGGCCGCGAGCTGACGCGTCGATGCCGCCGACTCCCACGCCTGCCGTCGAGAGCGTCGCCACGATGGCGTCCTTCTGGGCGCAGGCGTGGAAGGCGATCGACACGTACCTCATCAACGAGCTGGGCAAGCACACTGGCCTGCTCCTCACGATCGTTCTCTTCATCGTCTTCGTGCGACCGATGATCACCGCGTTCATCAAGTCGTACTGGACGAAGGAGGCCCGGCCGGCGTGGGCCAACGCGCTCCTCGCCACGTTCGGCGTGCTCCACATGTTCTATCGCTGGGCGTGGGGGCTCACGCTCGCGAAGCTCGGGCTCGCGATGCCCCCGGAAGACGAGGAGAAGTCCGGCGTCCTCAACCTCGGCGAGGTCTCACCCTCCGCCACAGCCGCCGCGGTGAAGCGGCAGGAGGCACCATGATTTCCGGAGCCGCTCTCCTCTCGGTCCTCGTGCTGCTCGTGATCGGCGGGCTCATCTGCTGGCTGCTCTGGTGGTTCATCGGGTACGTCGGCATTCCCGAGCCGTTCAACAAGGTTGCCCGGGTCATCGTCGCCCTCGTGGCGGTGGTGTTCCTCATCAACCTTCTCCTCACGCTCGGCGGGCATCCGCTGGTTCGCTGGTAGGGACGCCGTCATGCCCGACACCCCGCCCCCCGAGGACTTCGTGCGCGAAGCAGAGAACGGGCGCCCCGTGGTCTTCCCGCGCCGACGCGACTCCGAGCGCCCGGTCCGCGTGTTCACGGGGCGGGCCGTCCTCGGCTTCTTCCTCGGGAACATCGCGATCCTGCTGGGGTTCGGCTACTGGGTGACGAACACCTACATCGACCAGCGTGCGGGGATCCTCATCCGGATTCACAACAACGATCCGGACGCGCACAACGCGCGGCTGAAGGAGTTCAGCGTCGCGGGACAGCAGGACCGACAGAACGCCTCGCTTGAGGCCAAGATCGACCGCGTAGACCAGAAAGTCCAGGCGATCAGCGAGCAGCTCGGGGAGATGCGCGGCGAGATGCGCGCTCGCGCGAAGGTGGACAGGTGAAGCTTCCCTCCGACGTCGCCGCGGCTGTCTCGCTCAACGCGGGGCGGTTCGGGATCGATCCGCTCCTCGTCTCCGCTATCGTCATGAAGGAGTCCGGCGGGAACGCCTGGGCCTGGAAGCCCGAGCCGGCCTTTCGCTATCTCTGGGACGTGAAGACGGGTTCTCCCTTCCGCGTGCTTACGATGCAGGAGCGCGTGACCGAGGAGGCGCCCGCGGACTTCCCGTGTCTCGCTGGCGACCGCGACCAGGAATGGTGGGCGCAGCAGGCGAGCTGGGGCGCGATGCAGGTCATGGGCGCCGTGGCGCGCGAGTACGGTTTCCGCGGGGACTACCTCACGGAGCTTCTCTCGCCCGGCGTCGGGGTGGAGTTCGGCTGCCGCTACCTGCAGCGTCAGCTCCGCAGGTACGCGAACGACCTCGAGCCCGCGATCTCGGCCTACAACGCCGGCTCGTCGACGCTCTCGAACCACGCGGACTACGTGGAGCCCGTCCTCGCGTTCGTCGAGGCGTTCCGGAGGGCGGGCTGATGCACGAATCGAAATTCGAGGACAGGGGGTAACCGATGCCGACTCCCGGCAGCGCGATCTACAGCTTCCAGCCGCCGCTTCTGCCGCCGCCGACGGGCGTCACCGCCGCGCTTCAGCACCAGCGGGCGGCCGTGACCGGGGCGGAGAACACGCTCTCGAGCTTCCTCACCGGCGGCGTCATCCCGAACGGCACCAACCAGGCCACCGCCCACGTGTACCCGCACGGCGTCTTCCTCCAGGTGGAGAGCGCCGACGCGGCGACGAAGTGCTTCGTGACGGTGGTCGGGCTGGCAGCGAGCGCGACGCTCGGGGTCGAGATCCCCTCGGGGCCCGGCGGGATCTACTTCGAGATCCCCTACGCGCTGGCGAACGACCTCGTGCGGGTCCTCTCCGCCGGCACCACGCACGTCCAGTGCATCTTCTACTACTGATGACGACCATCATCGTTGCCGCCGCGTTCTTCTGCGTCGCCGCCGCGCTCGTCTCCGATGCGCTGGCGAGACGAGCCCTCAACCGTCGCCTCGACCGGGTCGAGGAGGCGTGGAGCGCAACTCTCGGCGGGATCTCTTTGATGAAGCGGGAGCGCGCCGTGGCGGACGCCGAGGTGTCCGAGCGGCTCTCACTGGTTCAGCGGCGAGAGGGGGAGGTGGAACGCGCTCTCCTCGCGGCGGTCGACCGACTCGCCTCGATCGACAAGTCCGTCGCCCTGGTCCCCGCCGGGCTCACCGCACTCGGGGAGCAGTTCCGCGCGGCCTTCGAGGAGATGCAGGAGAACACGCTCCCGGAGGACTCGAAGGACATCGGGGCTACGGCCATCGCGCGGATCCAGAACGTCCGCGCCATGATCGCCGAGCGCGAGGCGCAGTCCCTCAGGGCGCTCAACGAGAGCGTCGAGCAGGGGAAGAGCCTCCCGAAGATCCGGGTGGGAGTCGGTAGCTGATGTCCGCCGTGATGCCGCCCCCCGTCGTTCCCGGAGTCCCGGGAGGCTCCTCGGACGAGGAGCGCCCGATCCTCGCGGCCGACGGCGACCGCGTGCCGGGGGCCGGTATCCGGGATCTCCCGGACGACGAGCGCGCGGCGCTCCTAAAGATCCGGCAGAACTTCGAGGGCGGGCTCGACGGGAACCGCGCGCGGCGCGAGTACCAGAAGAAGTGCCTGAAGGTTCTCGAGATGATCCGGGGGAACCAGTACCTCTCGTGGGACTACACGACGGGGTCGTGGGAGTCGATCTCCTCGGCGAGCGGCGGCAGGACGGCGACGGGGTCCTCGAGTGCGACGAGCCAGGCGCTCTACTCCATGAACATCGTCCAGCCGTACGCGCTCACGCTGGAGGCGCTCCTCACGGGCGCGCGGATGAACGTGCGGTCGTTCCCGGAGAACCCGAACAACCCGGACGACGTTCTGGCCGCCGAGAAGGCGACGCTCGTCAACCGGGCGCACGAGCGGTTCTGCCGGCAGTTCGAGCGCGACCGGCGGGCGATCTTCGCACTCCTCACCTGCGGCACCTTCGGGAGCTACATCCGCACGGTCACGGATGGCGACCGCTTCGGCTACATGGATGAGCCGGTCGTCGCGATGCAGGACGTCCCGATCGGCGAGCCGCACGTCACGTGTCCCGTCTGCGGCGACTGGCTGAACTCGGTCCCGACCCCGGGCGTTCCGGCGAAGTGCCAGTCGTGCGGCGGGCCGCTCCCGGAGGAGCCCGAGCAGCCGACGGCGCAGCTCCCGCAGAAGGTCGGGACGCGGAAGGTCCCCCGCGCGCGGACCGTCGAGACCATCGTCGACGGCTTCGAGTTGAAGCTCCCGCTCGACGCGAGCGAGCAGGCCGAGTTCGACACGATCGTGCGCGAGCGCGAGGTCTCGAGGACGCTCGTCCGCGGGACGTGGCCCGACGTCGAGGGGGACCACTCGGAGGACGAGCCCGGGGAAGTCGGCTCCAACCAGAGCTACGGGCGCCGCGTCCGGCGCCAGGCGAACGTCGGGACGACGGTCGAGAACCGCCCGACGATGAGCTACGACGGGCACCGGGTGACCCTGAGCGAGGCGTGGCACCGGCCGCGCGCCTTCTACGACATCGACGAGGAGGACCTCCGGAAGCGGCTCCTGGCGAGGTTTCCGAACGGCGTGAAGGTGACGTGGGCGGACGACCAGTTCTGCGAGGCGCGCCCGGAGCCCATGGACAAGGTGTGGCGCATCTGCCACGCGCTGCCCGGCCGGTCGCAGATCCGGGAGCCGATCCTCGGGTCCCTGATCCCCGTGCAGGAGGTCGTGAACGACCTTTTCAACATCATCCGGGACATCATCGAGTACACGATCCCGGCGACGTTCATCAACAAGCGGGTGCTGGACGTCCGCTCGTGGGCGCGTTCCCAGGTCATCGCGGGCGGGGCCTACCCCGTCGTCGACACGGGGCGTCCGGTCTCGGATGCGTTCTTCCAGACGGAGCCCGGGCGGCTGCCGGAGTTCGCGACGGTTCTCTTCGAGAAGCTCTGGACGGAGGTCGCGCAGTTCCTCACCGGCGCGTTCCCCGCGGCGTTCGGCGGGGAGACGGCCGGCAACCCGACGGCCGAGGGGCGCGAGATTCAGCGGCAGGGTGCGCTCGGACGCGTCAACCTCTTCCTGCAGGCGCTCCAGGAGCATCGCGCCGAGTGCGCCGGGCTCATCGTGGAGGACTTCGTCAACAACTCCACGGAGCCGCTCTCCTTCCTCGACGAGAACGAGGGCGGCGAAATGTCGATGTCGAGCGCGAGCGTGGAGGACTTCGCCATTGGGAAGTTCCGCGCGCAGTTCGAGGTCGTGTCGGAGTTCCCGTCCACGTGGGCGCAGCGCCAGGCACTCACGCTCCAGATGTTCCAGATCCCGGCGCTCCAGGCGTGGGTCGGGCTCCTGAAGAACGCGTCGAAGGTGCGCTCGGTGCTCGGCTCGGAGCTCGACGTCCCGCGGCTCGCCTCCTACAAGCGCGAGTTCCGGCTCATCAACAAGATCCTCATCGAGGCGCCGCAGCCCGGGCCGCCGGTCCCGGTGACCGACCCCGCGACGGGACAGCCGCCGGTCGACCCGATGACCGGGCAACCCGTGATCGACCCGGCGACCGGGCAGCCGCCGGTGCAGCCCGGCCCGCCCGTCTGCTCGCAGCCGACGAGCCCCGTGGACGACGCCGCGACGATGCTCGAGGCGCTGCGCGACTTCCACGATAGCCAGGACGGCCAGCGCGCGATCGAGAAGGCGAAGGCGACGGGTGCGGGGGAGGGATACCAGAACTACCAGCTTCACATCCAGGAGCGGGTCGCGGCGGCTGGCGCCGCGGCTCCGCCCGATCAGGGGGCGCCCCAGTGATGGCCGGACGCGGCACCGCGAAGACCGCGAGGAGATCGGTAACCGGCCGAGTGGAACCACGGAAGACCGAGGGACAGTCCGGACGCGGCACCGAAAAGACCGCGAGCGCGAGACGGTAACCGGACGGAAGAGAGGAGACCATGGCAGAAGTCACGGCACCGACGGCAGCACCGACAACGACGGCCCCGAGCGGCGGAGGCGGCGGGTCCGCTCCGAGCGGCGGGTCCGCCCCGAGCGGCGGGGGATCGCCCTCGCCGACCACCGCCCCGACGCAGCGCCAGGGATCGGGACTGATCTCGTCCGGCGCGGCGCGCGAGGTGTGGGACGCGATCGACAAGGAGCCCGCAGGGCAGCCCGCGGCCGGCGGAGAAGTCGACGCGGCGACCGCCGACCAGGCTGCTGAGATCGCCGAGGCGGAACCGCAGCCCGGACAGGCGGCGGAGGTCGAGGCCGGGGCGCCTGCTACACCCTCGGAGGAGAGGGTCTCCCCGAAGGTCCGCGAGGCGCTCAAGACGGTCCAGGACCCCGCGATGAAGAAGTACCTCGCCGACTCGGCCTTCATGCGGAATGAGCTCCAGAAGAGCGGGATGCCGTTCGAGACGTGGCAGCAGCTCGCGAAGGACCTCCCCCGGTACATGGAGAAGGCCCCGACGGTCGACATCCTCGACCAGATCAGCGAGACGGCGGGGGTGGCCCGCCAGCTCGACGAGGGGTACACGTCCGGCGCGCCCGAGGGGCACCAGGCGTTCACGCGGGCGCTCATCGAGCGCGACCCCAACGCGTTCGTGAACTACCTCGGGTTCCTCACCGAGAACGGGCCGGCGATGGTCGCCGGGCTGCGCAGGTTCTACGGCGACGACCTCGCCGCGCAGGCGCAGGAGGTCCTCGACCGGGGGGCCGACCGGACCATGAGGCAGGCCGTGCGACAGCTCCGGGAGGAGGCGACGCGGCTGGGGGCGGACTCCGAGGAGGGGTCCGAGCTGGCGGAGGCCGCCGACTTCATCGACCAGAAGTGGAAGCTCACGGAGAGGCAGAAGGCGCAGGCCGCTGCCAGGCCAGATCCTAGGGACGCCGAAATTCAGCGGCTCAGAAGCGAGCGCGAGCGAGACCTCCACACGGGGCGCGCGCGGTTCGTGGACGCCGCCGAGACGAAGGCGTCGGGCACCATCAATCAGGCGATCGAGAAGCTGGTCACCGAGAAGGCCAGCGGCTTTCCTAAGAAGTCGCAGGAGAAGGTGATCCAGGCCATCAAGGACGAGCTCTACTCGGAGCTCGTCAGCAACAAGCACGTGATCGACAGGACGAACGTCATCAACGCCCAGGGATCGTGGGACGACCCGCACCTCGGGCGACTCACCAACCACCTCGTCGAGGTAGCGAACCGCCTCCTCGGTCCGATCGCGTCGAAGCACCTTCGGGAAAAGGCCGAAGAGATCGGTGCGAGCCTCCAGGAGCGCGCCCAGCGCATCGCCCGCCAGGAGCAGCGGCGCGACTCGGGCGCCTCCGGCGGACCGGCGAGCGCGCGAACGGCGCCGCTGGACCTCAACAAGGCGAAGGACGCCAAGGACGTGTTCGCCATGCTCGACGAAGACGCCGCCCGAAGAAGAAGGGTCGGCTAAGGAGTTAGAAGCTCATGTCCGCTCTCAATGCTGCCCGCGTGGACGCGCTCCTCCGGGAGCAGTACCGCAAGGGAGTCCCGATCCTCTTCGAGAAGGGGAAGGCGTTCTGCTCGAAGCTGAAGAAGCGCGAGGACGTCGAGGTGGTCGGCCGCCGGACGATCCGCGCGGCCAAGAAGATGAAGCCGGGCGGGCAGTTTCGCACGGCGAACTTCGACGGCGGCGACCTCGGCCGCGGGTCGGGAGCGAGCTACGAGGTCACGACGATGACCACGCTCCCGATGCTGCTCGCGCTCGAGAAGACCAAGTCGGCCGAGTGGGAGACCGACAAGAGCGAGCTCTCCATCAAGAACGCGGTCCAGGAGCAGCTCACCGACGGCGTCTCGGAGTACATGACGCACCTCGACCGGCACCTCATGGGCTCGGGGAACGGTGTCCTCGCCACCATCTCCTCGGGCGGCGGCACGGCGACGCTCGTGATGACCTCGCCAATCGGCTCGCGCCGGGTGCGCGAGGGCAACCGCTACACGATCTACGACACGACCCTCGCGACGAACAAGGGCATGGTCGAGATCGACACGAACACCTACGACACCCGCACCGTCACGCTCGTCAACTCGCCCGTGAACCCGGTCGTCGCCACGAGCGTGAACACCGACGTGCTGATGGTCGACAACATCACCGGCGCGAGCCCGACCTGGATCCAGGGGCTCCGCTACCACCACAGCTCCGCGGCGACGGGCTTCTGGATGGGGCTCAACCGCGCCTCGTTCTCCCGCATCCGCACCGTCGAGGTCGTGGCGAGCGCCCCGCTCTCCCCGACACACATCCGCACGCTGAAGCAGCGGATGAGCCTCCAGCGCGACGACATCTTCGCCACCGGCTCGTGGGGCTGGTTCATGAGCCCCCACCAGCAGATGGCCTACGAGGAGCTCTCGCTCCAGATCACCACGCGGGAGCGCACGGGTCAGCGTCGCGAGGGCCCCGAGCTCATGGACAACGTCGACGAGATGCGGATCGACGGCATGGAGGTGCTCGTCTCCTCCAACGCCGACCCGTCTATCATCGACCTCGTCCGCTGGGACAACTGGTGGAGGGGCGAGACGAAGGAGTTCGGCCTCTACACCGTCGACGAGATCGACACCTTCCCGATCTACGGCGTCAGCGGCGGCATCGCGGCCGCCGACATCATGTACTTCTGCCAGCTCGCGCAGTGGGGCACGGACGACCCGCAGATGGGCGGGTACATCAGCGGCTTAGCGAGTCCGTTCTAAGGAGCAGCGTTGACCCTTTCTGAAACTTCTTCTGCAGCCCCCGCCGCCGAGCAGCCTGCCGGCTCGGCGGTGGGCCTTTTTCCGTCCCTCCGGATCGTGCCGGGATATGGCGCGTGTCGGAACCTCCACCTTCTCGCGGCGGCGCGCCTCCGCGCGGTGAACGCGCGGCTCGCCGAGATCGGCGGGCGGAATCGGCACGACGGGCCGATGTACCGCGTCGTGTGGGGGTGGGAGCGGCCGCACCTCTACGGCGTCGGCGGGGGGCGCGACCTCGAGTTCTTCCACCTTGAGCGGTGGATGGCGATGGAGCCGTACGTGGACGAGGAGGAGTGGGCCGACCAGGAAGCGCTCTCCCTGCGCACCTATGGAGACCGGTACGTCCCGGAGCCGTACCCGCGCCACGGCGAGTACATGCTCGTTCGGACGTGCATGTGGGGTGTCCCGGGCGCCGACGGGAAGAGGCGCGGCGTCTTCCGCTGGCCCGACAGCCCGGCTTCTGCCGACGGGGACCTCCGGTGGTTCGAGGCGGCGCTCGTCGTCGACCGGATCCGCCTCGCCCGCACGCGCTACGACGTCCAAGCGCAGGTGCGCGAGGACCAGGAGTTCATGAAGCAGCGCGAGCGCGAGGAGTACCACCGCGTGGAGGACGAGTTCGGCATCCGCGAGCTCGTCGAGGACCAGGCGGCCACGCTCATCAGGAACCCCACTCTCCGGAAGGACCCGTCGTTCTTCCTGAGTCCAGCCACGCGCTACAAGAGGACCCGGCACCGCCTGCCGGTCATGTAGCAGAAAGAAGGACCCATGGCGACCAAGCACGGAGCCTACCGACCCCAGACGCTCTACCGCGACGCGCTCGTCCCGTCCGAGAAGACCCCGCACAAGGTCTGCACCGTATGGCCCGAGTCCGTTTTTCGCCCGCACTCGGCCTTCGGCCTCGGCGTCACGATCCCCGGGCGGCCCGGCAAGGACGATCCGCCGCAGCCCGGCGCGTTGAACAACCGGTACGGCTTCGCGCTCTGCCCGCCCGGGATCGAGCGGGACGACCTCGGGAGCGTGCGCACCTTGGCGCTCCTCGCCATCTCGGCGAAGAGGATCGCCATGGACGTGATCGGCCTCTCGGACGAGGGGCGCGACGAGATCCCGTCATCCGACGGCACGCGGCCCGTGATGGCGGCGGCGGTTGGGGAGTCGGAGCTCTCGAAGAAGGGGTACTTCGTCCCGGCAGGCGACGACCCGACCGAGGAGGAGATCGCGGCGGCCGAGCTGCGGCGCGACAAGTGGCTCCGCTCGCAGATCAACAAGGCGGACGCGGCGTGGAACGAGAACCGCGCCGACAAGATCCCCTCCGACGCGCTCGTGGCCGCGCGATGGCTCGGGGTGAAGCGCCCGTGGACGCCCGACTGGTCCGCGGACGGGAAGGTCGAGCAGGCGTGCCCGGCCTGCCGGAACCCCGTCATCCCCGGCGCGAAGAAGTGCGTCCACTGCCACGAGTGGATCGGTTACGACGAGAACGGGGCCGCGTACATCACCGAGAACCCCGCGCGCGCGATGACCGCCGAGGCGGACCGGCGCGCGAAGGCTGCGGCCGTCGCCGCGAAGCTCGACCAGGAGGCATAGGGGAATGGTGGCTCCGCTCTACACCGACATCTCGGCCGGGATCCGGGCGATGCTGGACGACCAGACGGTCCCGGGTGGAGCCACGTTCACGGACGCCTACAACCAGAAGTACATCGAGCAGGCGAACCAGACCCTCGTCGAGATCCTCGTCTCCAACTCCGTCGAGCGGATGAAGCTCACGACCGAGACGCCGATCACGGTGAACGCCGGAATCACGATCCTCGACCACTCGGCCGCGGTCGGGGGGCAGGTGGGGACGGGGATCGCGAACGTCCTCCCCGACGACTTCATTCTCCCCGACCAGATGTTCGAGGCGAAGGCCGGGGCGACGGCGGCCGAGTTCATCGCGATGACGGGACCGGTGCAGCTCCCGAACCTCTCGCAGTCGGACGTCCTCACCTACTGGGACTGGTACGGGGGGCAGATCCACCTCGTGGGGTCGACGGCGACGCGGCTCGTGAAGATCATCTACTGGTCGCAGCTCGCGGCGGTCGACCCGGCGGGTCGGCTCAAGGTCGTGGCGGCGGGGCCGGCGCTCCTCGCGCTCGCCTGCCACTACATCCTCCGCTCGCGCGGCTCGTTCGACATGGCGGACCGCTTCGCCAAGTTCAACGACGACCAGACGATCACCGGCGAGGCGGGGTTCCACATCGGGAACATCGTCAACCAGGAAATCAAGGCGATGCAGTCGCAGCCCCAGCGGCGCCAGCCGTACTTCGGGCGCGACAGGTACAGTTCCCAGAGCTACCAGGTACGAAGCCGCCGTTGAGGCGGAAAAGGAGGCTACGGAGATGGCTCTCGACGGCGCAGGAACCAGGTTCGTCAGCGCGCAGGTGGTCCCGCACGGGGAGAACCCCGGGGGCGCGCTCCTCGTCAACCTCGCGGTGCAGCCCAACGGCAGCTACCCGGCGAATGGGGAGACGCTCGCGGCGCTCATCGCGCTCGCGATCATGGGGTCGAAGATCAAGGTGCCGACCGGCGTCCTCCCCGACGTCGTCATCGTCGGCAACAGCAACCTCGGACACGTCTGGTCCTACGACCCGGCGCTCGGGACGTTCCGGAACTGGACCGCAGTCGGCGCGACGCCGACGGAGCACGCCACGGGAGCCTACGGCGGCAACGAGGCGACCGCCGTGTTCCGCGTCGGGCTCCTCTTCCCGCTCTACGGGAACATGAGCCGGTAAGGTTCGATGGCCGAAGTCACTGCCGAGCAGCTCTTCGAGGTGGACGTCTTCGGCGGGCGCCGGACCTTTGGCGAGAGGTCCGAGTGCCCGCCGGGGATGTCGCCGAACTGCTCCGACGTCGTCTTCGGCCCGGATTCCGTCCGCTCGAGGCCGGGGCTGCGGCTCCGGTACACGGGGTTCAAGAGCGGAATCAACTCCATCTACTCGTTCTACGCGCAGGACCGCCTCCGTCGGCTCGCGCTCTTCAAGAACAACGGGAACCTCCTGATGGAGGGGCCCCGGTACGTGACGTCCGGGGTCCCGCCGACGAGCACGCAGGAGGGCGTCAGCGTCCCGATCCGCGCGGGCATCGCGCCGAACGCGATGATGAAGGCCGTCCACGCATTCGGCCGGCTCTGGATGACCTTCTCGGACGGGAAGCGCCCGCTCGACTACCCGTATCAGTACGACCCCGGGTACTCGACGTCGGACTGGCCGCACGGCGCGCTCCTCCCCGCCACGCCCTGCGAGCCGACGGTGGAGGCGCTGACCGCGAACGCCGTCGCCGGCGGCACCATGGTCGCGGGGATCCACTACTACTTCGTGACGTACGAGGACAAGTACGGGTACATCACGGGGGCGAGCCCCGTCGGGCTCATCTCCGTGGCCGGGGGGCAGAAGGTCACCTTCACGAACGTCGCGCAGGGGCCGGTGCTCGGCACGACGTCCCAGCGCGTCGGGGCGACGGCGCGGCGGCGCTTCTGGTTCACCGCGGCGGAGGTGGCCGGCGTCGGCTCGGGGCACTTCTTCAGCCTCGCGAGCTTCAGCATCGACAACGCGGGGACGGGCCCCTACACGATCGACTTCAAGGACTCGGACCTCATCACCAACGGCATCGACTACTCGCCGTCACTGACGCGCGTCCCGATGCCGCCCGCGATCGGCGTCGGGCTGTCCGAGAACCGCCTCATGTGCTGGGGCGTCTACGGCGCCCTGCCGACGACGATCGACAGCATCATCACGCCGGCGGGCGGGACCGGCGGGGCGAACGGGCACATCGGAATCCCGAGCTACGACTTCGGCACGCTCGGGGTGCCGAACCCGTCGTCGGCGCCGGCTCTCGACGCGACGTGGTACCGCTCGGCGGCCGGGGCGCAGACGGTCGTCATCGTCCAGGGTGAGACCGACGCGGGCGGCACGAGGAACCTCGCGTGCGTGCGCCTCAGCGGCGACGGGGCGACCGGTACCGCCGTGGCGCTCAACACGAACTGGCCGATCTACCTCGCCGCGGACCAGAACGAGCCGATCTTCTTCGCGAAGCCGGGAACGCGGATCGGGTTCGTGATGAGGATCCGGCGCGGCCCCGCGGCGACGACGGAGACGCTCACGGCCCGCATCCAGACCGCCGCGGCGATCGACGTGTCGCTGCTGCAGGTGGCGCTCTCCACCATCCCGACGGATTGGACGATCGTCGACGTGCCGGCACTCGTTGACATCCCCACCAATATCACTCCGGGGTCGAAGCTCATCCTCATGATCCAGGTGTCGAAGGTCGGCGGTCCCGGCAACGGCGCCCTCCTCGACGTCGACTGGGTGCGCCCCTACCCCGCCGTGCAGAAGTTCGACGGCTCGCGCGTGTGGTTCTCCGAGTTCGGGCAGCCGGAGCAGTTCGACCTCGTGAAGAGCCCGCTCGAGGTCAACATCGACGACGGCGAGGAGATCCGCTACGCGTGGAACCAGAACGGGAACACGTACATCGCCAAGGAGCGCTCGCTCTGGAGCACGAGCGACAGCGCGCAGGACCCCGCGGACTGGCCGATCCTGAATGTCTCGACGGTCGTCGGGACGCCGTCGATCAACGGCGTGGGACTCGGCCCCGACTTCGCCATCATCGCGTCGCAGGACGGCGCCTACTTCTTCGACTCCGGGAAGCTCGAGAAGGTCAGCCAGGAGATCCAGGACGACTGGAACGCGGTCGACTGGACGCAGGGGCACCTCATCTGGGTCGTAGTCGATCCCCGCCTGAAGCAGGTGAGGATCGGGGTCCCGCGCTCTACCGCGACGGGCGTCTGCTCGCAGATCTTCTACTGCGACTACGCCGAGGGGTGGAGCGAGGGGACGACCAACGGCGGGCACGGGCGGAAGTGGTCGATCGACACGGTCCAGACATCGTGTGCTGAGTACGCGCTGAAGGACGATCTCACGCAGCGCATCACCTACGGTGGGAGGCGAACCTCGTACAACAACGGCGGGCTCGACTTCACCGGGTGGACGCAGACGGGCTCCGTGTCGCCCGCCATCACCGGCTCGCGGATGAGCCCGTTCGGCGACCTCACGGCGGTAGAGTGGGCCTACGGCGGGGCCGGCACCTACCGGGCGAACTTCGTCCCGGGCGGCGACTCCAGCGCCGGCCAGTACCTCGTCGTGAGCTTCTGGGTCAAGAACCCCGCGTCGGGGTCCGGGAACGCGGGCGGTGGGATCATCCGCGTGGTACCGGGGTCGTGGGACGGGCCCACGAGTATCCCGTTCTCGTTCGAGACGGATGCCGACGGGAATCCGCTCACCGCGAATCAGTGGCAGCGGGTCGTTGCGCGCTTTGGGCCGTGCACTGCCGGGCCGAATCCCGACATCCTCGACGTCGAGTTCACGGGGATGTCGGCACCGCCGACCGTGACCCTCTACGGGCCGCAGTTCCAGCGCGGGTTCGACACCGGCTACGTGACGAACGGCGGCCCCAGGGAGGCGGGGTTCGTCTCCGAGCCGGGGATCGGGCTCGCGGGAGTGCCCGGGTGGTCGACTGCCGACTGGGACGGGATCGTCGCCCCCGTCTACGAGATCGCGCCCCTCCGGCTGCCGCTCCTCCGCCTGCGCGCCGACCGGATGGTGGCGCGGATCCGCGGGGCCGGGAACCTCTTCGCCTCGTGGGTATTCGGGGACGGGTCGACGACCGGGCTCGACGGGGGGGCCGGGACGCCGCTCGGCGCCAACCCGACGAACGATGCTGAAAAGGGCGGCACGACGGAGGGGACGTTCGTCGGTCTCCGCCTCTTCATGAGCGACTTCGGGTCGTGGCTCTCGCTGACGAAGCTCGGGATTTTCCTGCGCGAGCACCCGTCCAACAAGCTCCGGGGGAAGGGATGAGCGCGTCCCCGCAGCTCGTCGCGCTCGGGAAGACGGGCGAGATCCGCCGGAAGGACCCGACCCTCTACCAGGCGCTCCTCGAGATCCGCGATCGCGTGAACGCCTCCATCCTGAACGAGCGCGGCGTCGTCGACCAGGCGATCTCCGACTCGCAGGGGCACACCGAGACGGTGACGCTCGTGAACGGGCTCAACTCGGACGTCCTGATTCAGGAGAGCACGCGCCTCGTGCGGATCATCGGCCCGACGGCGGCGTTCTCGATCGGCGGGTTCTCCTGCCCGACAAAGGAGCGCCCCCTCTTCGTCCACAACACGACGGCGCAGGCGATGACGGTCGTGGACGAGGACGCGGGCTCGCACCCGTCGGCGCGGATCTCGACGCTTCGCGGGAACCTCGCGCTGGGAGCGGGCCCCAAGATGATTACCGTGTGCGGAAACAGCATCGAGGATCGGTGGATCCTCGCGGCGTTCAACTGAAGGAGGTCTCCGATGTCCTCGAGATACCAGAATCCGAACACGGGGGCGAGGGGCCCGATGGGCAACAAGTACCGCCGGCCGCCGCTGCCGGGTCAGCAGCAGCCCGGGCAGGACGCGCCCCTCCCCGGAGCTCCTCCTGGCGGGGCGCAGCCCGGGCAGGACGCGCCGATGCCCGCCCCGGGCGGCATGGGAACCGACGCGCCCTCACCCGGAATCGGCGGCGGGGCGCAGAAGAGCATGCCCCTCCCCGGCGGGGCCCCTACGAACGACTTTGCGCAGGCCGCGCGGATGCGGCCCCCCACCGGACAGCCGGGGATGCCGATCGGCAACCGCATGGCGCCCGGCGGCGGCCCCCCGGCCGGGATGCGCGGTCCCGGCGGGATCACGCGCCCCGGCGGTCCGGCGATCCGCGGGCTCGCCACGCCGTCCGCGCAGTCCTACGGGTCGCCCACCATGCAGGGGCAGCCGCTCGTTCCGCAGGCGGGCGCGCCCGGGGGCGCCCCCGGCGGAGCACAGGCGTCGGCGCAAGGCGCCGGGCTGCCGTCGACGGGTCAGCCGGCGGCCGGGCAGGAGCAGGCGGCGCAGGCGAACAACTTCGCGCAGGCGATGCAGGCGGCGAATCCGGCCGGCGGACCGCCCGAGACGAAGCCGTGGGCGCAGAAGGCCCCGGCCCCCACCCTCGGCGCCCCGGTCCCCGGCGGCGGCAACGCTTCGATCTGAGGAGGACGAGATGCACAACATCATGAGGAAGAGGGCCTCCTACCTCCGCGAGGAGGAGAAGGCGCCGAAGATGCCGCCGCTCGCCGGGAAGGACTCGCCCGCGAAGAAGAGCGCGCTCCCGCGCCCCGGGACGAAGTCCATGGGGCACGCGGAGATGGCCGACCACCACCAGAAGCTCGCGGACCACTTCCGCAAGATCGCAGAGCCCGACGAGGCGCCGCCCGCGGACGGCGTCGGCGACGAGTACTGAGGGAGGAGCGCCGTGTTCAACGTCATGGCCCAGCGCCGCAAGTTCCTCGAGGAAGACAGGAAGAAGAAGGCGCCGCCGAAGGGCGTCGCCGTCGTCATCGCGGCCGGGGCTCCCAAGGGGGCGCCTCCGGACGAGGAGGAGTCGCCCGACGAGTTCGAGGCCGAGGGGCAGGACGACGCCGGGGCCGAGCGCCAGGAACGCGCGGGCGTCCTCGCCGCGCACCACCAGGAGCTCGCCGACCACTTCCGCCAGCTCGCCGACGGCGGGGATGCGGGGGGCGAGTCGGACGAGGAGGCGGGCGACGGGGCGCTCGGCGGGGACGACGACCTCGGGGACTACGGCCCCGAACTCGACGCGCTGAAGGCGAAGCGGTGAAGATCGCCCGCTGGCTCCTCAGAGCCCTGCGCGGCGGTCCCGAAGTGTGGGGGTACGGGTGGTAGAGAAGACGCCCTCGTGGAGCTACTGGTCCGGCGTCTTGCACGACCGCCTCGGGGAGAGGTTCGGGCTGATGCACGCCGTCTTCGAGGCGCCCGACGGCTCGTCGTTCTCCCACACGTCGGTCGTGGATCTCCGGAGCGGCGTGGTTCGCGCGGGCGATCACCATGCGCTCCAGATCCAACTCCCACCGCTCCCCGTCCCGCCGGACCCCCGGCAGCACGACGTGCCGGCGCCGGAGTACCACGCGAGCGACGTCGTCGCGGTTCGGGACTCGTGGCTGAAGATCGACGGCGAGCGCTACAAGGGACTGGACGGTGCGCTCTGGTACGAGTTCGAGCGGCGGGACGTCACCGCCGCCTCCGCGTGGCGGTGGATCTCGCTGCGGCTCAACGACGGGCGCTTCGTGATGCTCTACGACCGGAGCGACCGGCCGGCGCGCTACGCGGTGCGAACCGGCGGCGAGTGGGAGCTGATCGAGGCAACGGTGTCCAACTGCGCGGACCGGTCGGGCGACTCGTGGCGCGTCGAGATCGGAGACGAGACGTTCGCGGTGATCCCGGTCATGCGGGGGCAGGAGGTGCGCGACGACGCGCGCGGGCTCTGCTACACGGAGGCGCTCTGCACCGTCTACTGCGGGGCCGCGGTCGTGGGGAGCGCCTACGTCGAGGTCTTCCCCTCGGCCCCCGTCGCGCAGGAGGCAACCTCGTACACGCGGCCGCCCGAGGCCGAGATGTTCCTCCGGTGGGCGAAGGGGGACGAGGAGGCCGCGCTCCTCATGTCGTACTTCGGGTATGCGACCCAGGTCGCGGATGACCTCGTCGACGGCGACACGGCGGCTGTCGCCTCGCTGCGGCGGCGGAGCGACGCGATGATGCGGCTCCTCTACACGCTGCTCGTTCAGATCCCGGGGAACCGCTTCTTCCGCGTGAACGAGCGCCACTTCCCCCCGCTCTTCGTCTCGTGCCTCACGATGTGGGACGCCTCGAACGCGTGGGCGGATGCCGAGAAGATCGAGACGCGGATGTTCTCCTACGTCACGCGCGAGGCGTGCGGGCGCCTCCTCGAGATGGTGGCATACCTCGTCGGCGGGCTCGACTGGATGCGGCAGGTGACGAGGGAGCTGCACGACTACTATCACGGTGAGCACGGAGTCGAGAGCTTCGCTGCGTGGGACGCCGAGCGGGCGTCGCGCCCGACGGAGGTATAGAGATGTCGTCTGGGGGCGGATCCAGTATCAGCGGCGGCCTGGACATCGGGCGGAACCGAGGCCAGCTCAAGCGGAAGATGACCTACACGGGCGACGAGGCGGGGAGAACGCCCGGCGCGATCGACGATGCCATCCGCGCGTACCTCGGCGGGGCGCAACAGTCCGGGGCGCAGTCCGACTACCTCTTCGGGGGCCCGCAGTACGGCCGTGCGGCCGACTACTACGGCCAGGGGCAGGGCGAGCCGGGCGGGGGGCCGCCCCCCGCCGACGACGGCGGCGGTGCCGGTCGACCGAGGGGTCTCTCGCGGCCGATGTCCGCGCCGGGCGGCGGCGGGCGCGATCCCGGGGCCGACCCGAACGGGCCGCCCGAGGGGGGGCCGGGAGCCGGAGCGGGGACGACGGGCCCGGGGGACCCCGGGACCGGCGCGCCCGGCTACGGCGACGGCGGCACGGGGGATCCGAACGGCGACGATGGCGGAGATGGCGGCTGGACGGGCGGGACGCGCCCGCCGCTCACCGGCCCCCCGGGTGGGCATTCCACGCCGACCGGAGGGCTCGCCGGCTACTACCAGGGGCAGCTCGATAACCCGTGGCAGACGGGGCCGAACGGGAACGCGGAGACCGACGTGCTCGGCTCCTATGACTGGATGGCGTCCGGCGAGCGCAACGGCGACGAGAAGGACGTCTACGGGCGGATGGGGAACTACGGAACCGAGGGGACCCCGGATGGCAGCGGGCGCACGCTTGAGGGGCTCTCCTCGGACGTGAACCGCGGGCTGATGAAGGGCGAGTTCAACGCCCCGGAGTCGGAGGCCAACGACACGTACGCCGGGCTCGCCGAGGGACCGAACGCCAGGGAGAACGCGCTCTACGGGAAGTCGGGCGACTTCGGGCTCCAGACCGGCAACGAGGCGGGGCTCTATGGCGACACGGACCAGTTCGGGAAGACGATGGGCGCCGACCAGGGTGACGCCTCGTCGTTCTACCGGAATCGGCTTCAGCACGGCGGGTACGACGACGCGACGAAGACGGCGATCACCGGCGAGGCGATGAAGGCCGCGCGGTCGCCGTTCGAGCGCGCCCGCGACCGGGTCGTACGGGGCGCGGCCGCGCGCGGGAACCCCGCCTCCACAATGGGCGCGGAGATCGCGATGGCGCGCGACGAGGGTGACGCGCTCTCGTCGGCGGCGCGACAGAACCAGATCGCGCTCGCGCAGGAGAAGATCCGGCAGGAGGAGGGCGGCGCTACCGGGCTCATGGGCTCGCAGTCCATGACGAACGCCCAGAAGGAGTACGCGCTCTCCCAGAAGCGCGGGCTCAACGCGGACCTGGCCGACAAGGCGAGGTCGGCGCTCACGATGCAGGCCGGGCAGAACGCGCAGGCGGCCAGCCAGAAGATCGCCGGCGCGCAGGGGCTCCAGTCGGGCGGGAAGGCGCTCACGGAGAAGGCGCTGGCGGGCTCGGCCGCGAATACGGCGCTCGCGAACGAGATGGCCGCGCGCCGGAAGGCCGGGATCGAGATGCAGGCTGGGCAGAACACACAGCAGCGCGGGCTCGCCCTCGCCGGCACGCAGGGGAAGCAGGGGATGTTCCAGGACATGGCGGCGCGGAAGGCGGCGGCGGCCGGCGGGCAGTCGCACCTCTACGACACCAGCGTGCAGCAGGGCGCCGCGGACCTCGCGGGCGCCGTCAACGCGGGCGGGAAGACGCGCGAGGACTACACCGAGAGCGGCGGGACCACCGGCTCCGGAGGGGTGTCGATATGAGCGAAGAGGATGATCAGGCGTTCGAGGAAGAGCAGCGCAAGAAGCTTGACCAGGTGACCGGCGTGCGCACCCCCGGGGGGCAGTCGACGGGGCAGAGCGGCGGCGGGAACCCCGCGATGAACGAGACCGACCCGGGGGCGTGGAAGAAGCGGGGAAGCGGCGGAAGCGGCGACGGCGGGATCGACTACGGCTCCGTCGTGAGCGCCATACTCGGCTAACGGAGGTGCGCCCGTGCCAGTGAGATCGCGCTACGCGACCTACGCCGACGAGGCGCCGGACCTCTCGCGGTACGGCGCGCCCACCGACGACGAGCAGGACCAGCCTCCGGACGATGCGTGGATGCGCTCCGGGACGAACCCGAAGCGCTGGCAGCGTTACGGCGGCGGGGGCGGCTCGGCCCCGATGAGCCTCCCCGTCTCCAAGTCCGGCGGCTCGCCGGGCGACCAGGCGGACGCTCCCGATGAAGAGCCCGAGGGCGGCTGGGTCGGCGACGACCAGAGCGACGTCTCGCGCGGGACGTCTCCCCCGCCCGGGACCGCCGCCCGGATGCGCCTCGCCCAGGCCGAGAAGGACCTCGACGATGAGACGGAGAAGGCAGGCGGGATGCTCGGGCTCGCGTTCCCGGGGCTCACCTCGCGCCGCGTCGCGATGAAGAACGCCAAGGTGGAGCGCCTCCGGAGCGAAGTCGCCTACGAGGAGAACCGGAGGGGCGCCGAGGCCGCGGCGAAGAACGCCGCGCTGCTCGAGCGCGCGAAGATCCGGGCGGCCGGGCAGGAGAAGGACGCGGAGCTCCGGCGCAACGCGAAGCCGTTCTCTGCCGAGGGAAAGATGTGGATCGACCGCGGCCAGGGGTCGGAGCCATACCTGAAGCCGTCCACGCCGAAGGAGATCGCGGGGCCGCCCGTGCCGGGCGCCTCCATGCAGGCGACGATCCCCGGGGAGCAGTTCGCGGCGGAGCCGAAGGAGAAGGAGGGAAAGATCCACTCCGTCGCCGAGGGGTACGTCGATGAGAAGAACGTCTTCCACCGCACGGCCACAAAGCCCGAGAAGGAGGACCCGGTCGAGAAGCGTGCGGCCACCGCCGCGAACACCGCCTACAGCGCATGGCTTCGTGATCACATGGATGACCAAGCGGGCGCTGAGCAAGCCTATTCCAGCGCCTATACCGCCGCCCGCAAGGTCGGAATCAACGCTCGCGAAGGGATTGCCCCGGAGACGCCGCCGAAGCGAAAGAACTACCGAAACAACCAGACAGGACAGCTCGAGCCGTTCGTCTGGGACGACAAGGCGAGGAAGTACGTTCCGGAGCGCGGCTGATGGGAAAGCTCGCGCCGCCCGAGGGATACTCTGACCCGGACGACGAGAAAGAGAAGGAGCCGAAGAGTCTCGTCCCCGAGGGGTACTCGGAGGTCGAGGAGGACGAGGAGTCGACGCCGACCGCCACCAAGTCGCTCTTCTCCGGAAAGAAGGCGGGAGAGGCGCCGGAGGTGGGATGGAAAGCGAACGTCCTCAAGACGTTTCTCTCACCCTCGACCTACGGCAAGCAAATCGCACACGATGTTCCTCTGGACGCGCGGGAGAGTCTTATCCCCAAGGGCTACTCTGATCCCGAGATGGAGGCGCCGGATTCGGCCGAGCGCACGCGCCTCTTCCAGAAGCGCCGACAGGGGCTCATCGCGAAGCGCCTCGATTCCATGCGGCGGTTCGGCCCGCAGGCGCCGATAGTCCCGCCGGAAGAGGCGTCGATCGCCGGTCCGCCCGTCCCGCCGCTCGTTGAGCGCTACAACCGGACGTTGGCCGAAGCGCAGGCCGAGCAGCCGCAGGTGGAGGTGCCGCCGGTCCCGCCGACCCGCGACGAGATGCGCGAGAACGTCGTGCAGGCGAAGCTCGCGCAGGCGCAGCGCGCGGTCAGGAGCCTCGCCCAGCCGCCGACGCTCCCGGACCAGCCGGACCAGTCCCCGCTCGACGTGGCGGCGCTCGCTGGGCGGCTCGCGGCGACCCCGGCAGCACAGACCCCGGAGGTCCAGGCGGCCGCCGGGGCGGCGCACTCCGCCTACGGAGCGGTCGCCCCCGCGCTCGACACGCCCGTGCACGAGCTCGTCGCGCAGGGAGTCTCCGGGGGACTCCGGACGCTGGGGCTCCCCGGTCTCGCCGACGTAGTTGGGGAGCTCCCCGGCGCCGCGAAGGAGGCCCTGGCCGAGCGGATGAAGGTCCTCCACGACGAGGGGGGCGCCCTCTCCGGGATCGCGACGGGGACCGAGGTGGCCGGGAAGACGCTCGAGGGGTTCTCGACGCCGAGGGGTGTCGCCACGATGGGGGCGCTCGCAGTCCCCGGCGTCGGGGAAGCGATGACCGCCGAGATGCTCTTCGGCCTGGCGAAGGACCAGGTTCCGGAGATCGGGTACCAGTACGTCCTCAACCGCAAGGTCCCGGTGAAGGCGGCGGCCGAGGCGCTCGTCACGGCCCTGATGGCGGCCGAGATGATGCACTCGCGATCGAGGAACCGGGAGGCGACCCCGGAGCTCCGCGCCGCGGCGACGAAGGCCGTTGAGACGCTCCGGACCGAGGACGACGTCAAGGCCGCCGCCGCGCGCCAGGAGGCCCCAGGAGCCCCGACCGCGGCGGCCCCCGCCGAACCCCTCCCGGCGCCGATCGCGGCCGCGCAGGGTGGCGAAGCGGCGCCCGCGGGCCCTATACTTCCCCCCGATGCCGGATCCCCGCCCGCCCCAGAAGCCGCTCTACCCGGTCGGCAGCCCGGAGTGGAAGAAGGGGCAGGAGTTCGCCCGCAAGAACCCGGGCTTCGTGGAGGAGCAGATCAGGCAGTACCGGCAGGAGCAGGAACAGCGCCGCCGGCAGTCGACCCCCGCACCCTCCCGGTAGACGAGGCCGGCGCCCCGATCACCGTTTACCGCGGCGAGGGCTCGCGCGCGGCCGACACCACGGGGCGGAAGCCGTCGCACCTCGCCGGCTCCCACTGGACCGAGGACGCCGACTACGCGCGGATCCACGCCGGCGAGAACGGGCACCTCCGCGAGGCCACGCTCACCCTGAAGCGCCCCTTCGACATGGACGGCGTCGTGCCGGCGGAGGAGGCGCAGACCATCCTCGGGCCGCAGGCCGGCGAGATGCCGGGCGGTCTCGTCCACAAGGCGCTCCGCGACGAGTACCTGCAGGGGGCCGAGGACCCCACAGACGACGACCTCCGGGCCGCCATCGCCATGTCGGCGGAGGTCCTCAAGGCGCACGGGTACGACAGCTACGCCTACACCGTGCGGACGCCCGAGGGGCGCGTGGCGCGCGCGTGGGCCGCGTTCGACGAGGCGGCGGTCAGCGAGCCCGGGCGCGCCGAGAAGGCCGCGGAGCCGCGCCCCGAGGGGGTCGAGCGGCGCGGCCCGAGGATGCCCACCGAGGATGTGCGCGCGGCCGTCCAGCGGAACCTCGACGAGCAGCGCGGGGCGACCGGGGGGCGGGAGGCGCGCGTCCGCGAGCTGGTCGAGATGGCGCAGAAGATCGAGCCGCGCGGGCTCTCCGAGCGCGCGGAGGTTCGGAGGAACGGACCGGTCACGAAGGAAGACATCGAGGCGGCCGCTCGCGCGATCGTCGAGGAGGAGCAGGGTGGACGTGAAACCGGCGCTCAGGGACCCGAACACGAGGCTGTTCCAGAAGGGGACCGCGGTGAAGGGGACGCCGCGCGCGTGGCTGGTGAAGAGGCTGCGGGACATGGCGAGGAGCGCGGTCCAGGTGGGCGGGTACCCGCCGCAGAGCCCGCTGCAGAAGGCGGGGAGCGCGCTGGTGGTGCCCCCGGTGGACGTCCAGGGGGAGGCGCCGAAGCCGCTGCCGAAGTAGGCGAGCTTCGTCCGGAACCGCACGAGATGGGCTCGGCTCCGGAGGCTGGCACGGCCGGGATGGACCGGTGGGAGGCGGACCGCGGGGCGATGCCCGGCGAGCCGGAGTTCACGCTCGATGGAGGGCGCGGAGACGGGAAGGCGGCGCTCATCGAAGTTGAAGAGGATGGACGCCCCGGCTACGCCGTGTGGGAGGCGCGCGGGGGCGGCGGAGAGGACCTCGGGCGGTTCTCGAACCTCGAGGACGCCGCGCGTCGCGCCGAGCAGTGGGCGGACAAGGAGCGCGAGAAGGCAACGGAGGTTCCACGTGAAACCCCGGAGCAGAAGCCGAGTCGGTGGCGCGCCCGCGTCGAGCAGAGGCGCCGCGCCGCCATCGCCACCAAGACGCGCCAGAACGTGCGCGACGAGGCGGTCAAGGCGAAGATGGGGACGCCCGCGCAGGTTGACGCGTGGATGAAGACGGTAGACCGCACCGCGGCCTACTGGGCGAAGCACAACCCGGGGAAGCGCGCCGAGGACTTCTACGCCGAGAAGATGGCGGGGGTCACGCGCGAGGCGCCGGAGACGGCGGCGGTGAATCAGCCGGTCTATCAGCACGGTATTGCAGCGCCGACGTTCTTCTCGCAGGCGATCCGCACGATCGAGCAGAAGATGCCCGAGCGTGCGGCACCCGAGCAGGTGCGCGGAATCCTCTCGCCAGCGAATGGCGTGAAGCCCGAGGAGCTTCAGTGGCTCGGACTCGACGACGTGCTCTCCGGGAAGGCGAAGGTGACGAAGGCGGAAGTTCTGGAACACCTGCGCGCGAATCAGGTTGAGGTGAAGCCGGTAGTCCATGGCGGGAAGAACAACGCGTCCCCTGAGCAGACCGAGGAAATCGACACGCTCCAAGGTCGGATGAATGACTTGGAAGTGCAGCTCGATGACGTCCGTCGTCGGCAGCAGATCGTGCGCCGTGAGCGCGAGCAGAACGCTGGGCGCCCGAGTAGTCGCGACTGGACGGAGGAGCTGGCCACGCTCGGCCAGGAGGCTGAAGACACAATCAGCGAGCAGCGCGACACGCTCGACACGCTTCAGCGTCGGCGCCGTTGGTTGGAAGGCGAGAACGACACGAAGTTCGGGAAATACACGCTGCCGGGAGGGGAAAACTACAGAGAAGTCCTCCTGACCAAACCCGAGGGGCGCCCGACCGACAACGAACGCGTTCGGCTTGTGCAGGAGTTCCCCGGGGTCTGGAGATCTGCCGAGTACAACCCGGACGGCGAATTCTCCGGCTACGTCACCGGGCCGATGTCAACGCGGATTGCTGCCGAGCGCGCGAGAGAGGCATACCTTCGCGAGTATCACGGGGGCGGTGCTCCCGAACCGTTCCGTTCCTCCCACTTCGACGAGCCGAACGTCCTCGCGCACCTTCGGCTGAATGACCGCGTGGATGCCGAGGGGAAGAAGACGCTGTTCGTCGAGGAGATCCAGTCGGACTGGCATCAGAAGGGCCACGAAGAGGGCTACCAGAATCCGGGCCGTCTCGACGCTCTCGACGCGAAGCTGAAGCGCGACGGGAAGCTGTCGCCAGAGGAAGCGGCAGAATACAAAACGCTGACCGACCGCGAGGCGTTCCCCGCCTCAAAGGGCGGTGTCCCGAACGCTCCCTTCAAAAAGACGTGGCCGGAATTGGCTTTCAAGTGGGCGCTCCGGCACGCAGTCGAGAACGGATACGACAAGGTCGCGTGGACCACGGGCGAGCAGCAGGCGGAGCGGTACGACCTGAGTAAACAGTTGAATTCTGTCGTGTGGCATCCAGAGGGTCGAAAGAACGGGGGGAGGCTGCTCGCATTCGACAAGACGGCGAACCAGGTAATAGATGCCGACCTGGCCACGGATGCAGAGCTAGTGGATCACGTCGGGAAGGATCTCGCGCAGAAGCTCATCGAAGGATCCGACAACCGCAAACGCGGTGTGATGCTGGAAGGCCTCGACCTCAAGGTGGGTGGGGAAGGGATGAAAGGCTTCTACGACCAGATCCTCCCCGCCACAGTCAACAAGCTCGTGAAGAAGTGGGGCGGGAAGGTCGAGGAGACCGAGATCAGCGGCCCGAGCACTGAGGTGTGGACCGTTCGTGATCGCGCTGGCCGATCCGTCCCGTACCGCGACGAGAACGGTGCGTCCGTCTACTTCCCCACCGAAGCGTCTGCTGTTGCAGCGGCCCGCGAGACGGACGGCACTCTTTCGAAGACACTCCGCGACGAGGCTGCTGTCCACTCCCTCGAGATCACCCCCGCCATGCGCGAGGGCGTCGAGGGCGGAATGCCGCTCTTCCAGGGCAAGGGCAAGCCGAAAGGCGCGCTCTCCTTCCTTGAAGACGGTCGCGCGCTCATCCACGCGATGGAGAAGCCGGACATCTCGACGCTGCTCCACGAGGGGACGCACCTTTTCGAATCGGTCCTCTCGCCGAAGGACCGCGCCACGGTCGAGAAGGTCTACGGCGAGAACGCGCTCTCGACGACGAAGGGCAAGGAGCGCTTCGCCGAGGACGGGGAGCGCTACTTCGCGAGCGGCAAGAGCCCCGTGCCCGAGATGAAGAGCGTCTTCGAGAAGTTCCGCGACTGGCTGACCGACATCTACAAGGGCGTAAAGGGCAGCCTACTCGGCAAGAAGATCCACCCGGAGATCGAGAAGGTCTTCAACAAGTGGATGCGCGGAGGAGAGGAGCCGAAGGTCGCGGGGGTGGGCGACACGGTCTCGTACCGCAGCAAGCTGTGGCGCGTGGAGCGCCAGGAGGGCGACTACCTCCTCCATCTTCGTCGCGTTACGTCGGGCGGCAAGCTCGGACCGGAGCGCGCGAAGCTCGACATCCGCACGGCGGCCCCGAGCGACGTCGCCCCGATGGCGGTCGAGCCCCGCGCCGAGGGGTTCAAGACGAGCCAGTCGGCGCGACTCGCGGCAACGCTCCCGCCGGAGGTCCGCGGCATCGAAATCCCGGACCCGATGCTCCACGCGATGAACGGACTCGAGACGGAGGCGGAAGCGCGCGCGGTCCGCGACCAGCTCGTGGAGAGGCGGCGCGCGTTCGACCCCGCGACGTTTGACTCGCCGAAGGAGGCCGCGCGCTACGAGAAGCTCCTGAAGGCGATGCTGCACGTCGCCGACCGGCGCGCGACGGAGCTGCGCCTCGGCCTGGCCCCCGAGGGGTCGCTGGCGTCGAGGATCCTCGCCGTCTACTCGGACCGGCGGGCGGAGAAGGGGGGCCGCGGTGGTAGCATTCCGGCGGATGAAGAGGGCGTTGAAGGCACCGGAGCCCGCGCCGAAGAATTGGCGTTCCCTGATGAGCGTCTTCCCGGCGAGGCTGCGGAACGTGGGGAACATCCCGACGAGCGGCCAGTACAAGAAGCTGGGGTACAGCTTCCACCCGCAGCCGGTCGTGAGCCGCGAGGAGATCAGCGGGGCGCCGCTGCCGAATCCTCCGAAGCCCGCGTTCCCGGCCGTCCCGAAAGGGCAGTTCCCGCTCAAGGTCATGTAGCGGAGTTCCGCGCCGAGCCGTCGGCGAGCGCCGTCCCGAAGGAAAGCCCCCGCGTTCTCGATCGGAAGCCGAGGACCCCGCGCTCCTCGATGCCGACCGACGAGCCTGTCATCCTCGCGCGCCCCTTCGCCGGGAAGGAGAAGCGGATCGGCCAAGTCGTCATGAGGGCGACGCTCGCGGAGAAGGCGCGCCGGCACGACGTCGAGGCGAAGGCGATGGAGGAGTGGGACCGCTACTTCGACAAGCCGGGGCGGACCGTCCCTGAGGGGCGGGTCGAGGAGATCGCGCAGGCGTGGGAGGGCAAAGGGAAGAAGGCGGAGGCGAAGGCGCTCCGAGACCACGTCGAGCAGGTCGACTTCATCGACCGAATCGAGAGCGGCCGCCCGCAGCGCACGTTTCGAGCGCAGCAAGTCGCGGACTACCTGAAGGCGGCGTGGGACGCCCGGAAGGACGAGATCGCGGCGCTCGGCATGGAGGCCGCGAAGACCTGGCACCTCGACTACTTCCCCCACATCTGGGAGGACCCGAAGAGGATGAAGGACGCGGTCCTCGGGATGCTCGGACGCCGCCCGCTCGAGGGGAGCAAGGGTTTCGCGAAGCACCGGACGTTCTTGACGACGATGGACGGTCTCGAGGCGGGCTTCGTCCCCGTCGACTGGAACCCGGTTCGGCTCTCGATGCTGAAGATGCACGAGATGGATCGGTACATCACGGCGAGGAAAATGCTCGGAGACCTCGACCGGCTCGGGATGAAGAAGTTCGTCGGCATCGGGGCGCAGGCTCCCGAGGGGTGGCGCGTCCCGAAGGACAACGCCTTCCAGGTGTTCAAGTCCCCCGAGATCGCGGTGAAGGAAGCGCGCGACGCCGCGCTGATGGAGTCTCTGAAGAACTTCGCGGAGTCTCTCGGGGTGAAGCTCGAGACCCGCAACTCCCTCCGGTCGGGGCGGTGGGGCGAGGCGCACGGGGACCAGGAGGTCCGGCGCCGGTTCGGCGGCCCGGAGTTCGTCGTCACGCACGAGATCGGGCACGTCCTCGACAAGCGGTTCCATCTCTACGACAAGCTGAAGGCGGCCGATCCCGGCATCGAGGGGGAGCTCTCGAAGCTGGCCGAGGCGCGGATCGGCGAGGAGACCCCCGAGCAGGACGCGCTCGAACGCCGGAAGTTCCAGGAGTACGTCCAGCGCCCGGACGAGCTCGTCGCGAACCTCGTCCACGCGTTCATCCACGCCCCGGAGCTGGTGAAGGAGACCGCCCCGAAGGCGGCGGCCGAGATCCGCCGGCTCGCAGAGGAGGACCCGGCGCTCAAGCCGCTCCTCTCGATCAAGCCGTCCCTGCGCCTCCAGGAGTCGACCAGCACGGTCAATGCCGGGGGCATCGTGAAGACGGGCGGGTACGCCGTCCCCGGGCCCGTGGCGGACCTCCTGGACCGGCACCTGACCCCGTCGCTCCTCTCCGGCTCGAAGACCTTCGACGCCTACCGCAAGACGTCGCAGGCGCTCCTCATGGCGCGGCTCGGGTGGTCTGGCTTCCACCTCGGGTTCACGACCGGGGACGTCACCCTCTCGCGCCTGGCGCTCGCCGGGCGGCAGGCGTCCCGCGGGGACCTCGCGGGAGCGGTGAAGGCAGTCGGCTCCATCCCGCAGGTCTTCTCGGGCTGGGTGAAGGACAACCCCTACCTGAAGGAGTGGTACGCCCCGGGAACGCAGGGGGATGACGTCGGGGCGATCGTGAAGGCGCTCGAAATGGGAGGCGGCCGCGCGCGCCAGGGCGGCGTCCATGACATGGGCGGGTGGGAGGGCTTCTTCCGGGAACTCCGGAAGGCCGGGATCGGGAACGAGAGCGGGAAGCTGGCGCGGACCGGGGACATGCTCGCGCACCCGGGGACGCTCGCAGCGACCGCCGCGCGCCACCCGTGGAAAGCCACGCAGGCGCTCGTCGAGGCCGGCAGCCGGTACATCCTCAACGACATCGTCCCGCGCCAGAAGCTCGCCATCGCGGCGCAGATGGCCGAGCCCGAGCTCCGGGCGTTCCAGAAGGAGACGGGGAAGGCGACCCTCCGCGAAGCGCTCGACGCCGCGAACCCCGAGCGGGTGAAGGACGTCATGGCTCGGGTCTGGGACTCGGTCGACAACCGGCTCGGCCAGGTCGTCTACGACAACCTCTTCCTCAACCGCACGCTCCGGGACGCGCTGCACGCGAGCGTCCAGTCGGTCGGGTGGAATCTCGGGACGCTCCGCGAGCTCGGCGGCGGGGTGAAGGACGTCGGGAATCTCTTCAAGCCCGAGACCGACGTCACCGGGCGGGCGCTCCCGCGGGTGACGCATCGCCTTGCCTACACCGTGGCGCTCCCGTTCTTCCACGCGCTCCTCTCAAGCGCGATCCAGTATGCCTACACGGGGAAGGGACCGGAAGAGCCGAAGGACCTCGTCTTCCCAAAGACGGGCAGGCTCAACGCGGACGGCTCGGCGGCGCGGCTCTCGCCGGCCACGTACATGAAGGACGTCTACGCCTACCTCGGGGGGTTCCTCGGCGAGGGCGGCGGGATCGACCGCGGCATCGACCAGATCGCGACGACCGTCAGCCACAAGGTGAATCCGATGCTCTCGATGCTGGCCGAGATCGGGAAGAATGAGGACTTCTACGGCACGGAGATCCGCCACAAGGGGGCGCCCGTGGCCGAGCAACTCGCCGACCTCGCGAGGTACGTCATCGCCGGGGTCCACCCGTACTCCCTCACCGGCTACCAGAAGGAGCGCAAGTCGGGGGCGAGCTTCGGCGAGGCGGCGCCCGCGTTCTTCGGGCTGACCCCGGCCCCGGCGTCGATCACCCGCTCGCCGCTTCGCCAGGCGCTCGTCGAGTACCAGCGCGAGCACATGCCCCGCGCGGCGCGCACAAAGGAGCAGGCGGCGGTCTCCGCTGTTCGGCGCGACATCCGGGACGCCGAGCGCCGGCACGACTCGGAGGCACTCCAGGAAGCCGAGGCGCGGGCGCGGGAGGGCGGGCTCCTCTCGTCCCGCCAGATCGCCAAGGTGGGGCGCGCGGCGACGGCGGGAACCGGGATCGAACAGCCGTTCAAGTCGCTGCCGTTCGCGGAGGCCGTGCGGATCTACAAGCTGGGAGACGCGCAGGAGCGTGCCGCGCTTCGGAAGGCGCTTCGGCACAAGATCAGCTCCCGCTCGGGGCTCGAGCACGTCGCGTTCCGCGACCGCGCGGCGCTCCTGGCCGAAGCGCGAAAGCTCGTGGAGGCGAAATGACGCTCCTCACCGGAACGGTCAAGGACACGGGCGGCAACCTCGTCACGGGGTCCCTCTTCCTCCGTCTCAGCCAGGACGCGAACCTCCTGCCCGGGGGCGGGGGGCCCGCGGTGGTCCCCGCCGATCCGCCGTCGATCTTCAACCTTGTAGCCGGCGTGATCGTGGGGCCGGGAGCCGGTCCCTACTCGGTTTACGGCGCCGACGTCCTCTCCCCCTCTGGGCTCACCTACCGGATGAGCGCCACCTCCGCCGGCGGCGATCTCCTCTTCGAGCGCGAGGTGTCGATCGCCGGCTCAAGCGTCGACCTCGGGCTCCTGAACCCCGTGTCCTCCCCGAGCGGGCTCGTCTACGCCGGCCCCTTCCTCCGCACGGATGGAACGACGCCGCTGACGGCCGACTGGAACGCCGGGCTCTACAACATCCAGTCGAAGAACAGCGTGGCCGTTTTCAACGTGAAGGCGTACGGCGCGCTCGGGAACGACTCCCACGACGAGACGGCCGCGTTTCAGGCGGCCATCGCCGCGGCGCTCGCGGCCGGTGGCGGGACGGTCTACGTCCCCGACGGTACGTACTGGTTCCCCGCGGCGTCCTCCCTCCTCGACCCCGGGGCCGGGAATCTGAGGTTCCTCGGCCAGTCGCGCGAGACGACCGTCCTCCACTTCGACGAGGGGACGAGCGGCTTGAGGAAGCACCTCTTCCGCAACGACGCGAACACCGCCAAGGGCGGGCTCTCGTTCGAGAACCTCACCTTCAAGGGGACGTGGACGGGCGCCTCCTCCGGCGGCGGCGCGCCCATCTTCTGCGACTACTACACACCGACCGTCATCGCCGACTGCGCGTTCACGGCTCTCAGGGACGTCTGCATGGACGTCCACTTCGCGAACGAGGTCGTGTGCGTGAGGAACCGGGTCCTCGGCGTGGCGTCGGACGCGCTCCGGTTCCGGGACTCGAGGAACGTCTTCGTCTCCCAGAACTTCATCTACCGGAACGGCGACGACGCCATCGCCATCCACACCGCCGACTCATCGATCGGGACCTTCGCCCCCATCCGCGAGCGCGTCATCGTCAGCGACAACGTGATTCTGAACGGCGGCTCCATCACCGTGCTCGGCGCCCGGTCGGTCAGCATCACGGGCAACATCACCAAGTTCCAGAACCTCACGGGGATCCTCGTCGCGGTCGGGAGCATCGAGGGGCACGTCCCCTTCTTCGACGTCTCGATCACCGACAACATCCTCCAGGACCTCATCGGCGTGACGAGCGGCGTGGCGTCGGCGGGGAACACCTACATCACCGTCATCCCGCCCGCGCCGCAGGGGGCGACGTCGACGCACGGGACCATCCCGGGCCGGTACGACGCGACGGCCGGGGCGATGGTCCTCCCGTGGAACTACTACGGCCTGAACACGTCTCTCGCGGCGAGTCCGGTCGGGCCCGCGCACGGCATCACGATCGCGCGGAACACCTGCGGTGGGCGCCGCGTCCCGAACGCCACCAACTTCAGCGACTACGGCTTCGGGTCGGTCGTGCGCCAGGGGGCGCAGTACAACCCGGCCATGGCCGACGCGAACCTGCTCCCGGGCGCGGCCATGCAGATCGGGGTCGGCACCGTCGGCGCCCGGATCACCCAGAACCGGATCGAGCACGTCGGGACCGGGATCATCCAGTCGGACGTCACCGACCCCCTCTTCGCGGACGGGCTCCTGATCGAGGGGAATGTCTTCCGCGACATCCTCTACCGCGGGGCGTGGATCGCCAACAGCCTCGCGACGAAGGTGAACGCCGTCATCCGGAACAACGACTTCGACATGGACCCGTACCGGCTCGGCGGGAGCAGCAACCTCAACGGAACCTACTCCGCCGACCTCCCGCGGGCGATCGACATCGAGAACGCCACGGGCGTGATCGTCAGCGGGAACACGTTCCGCAACTGCGGCAACCCGCTCGCGCTGAACTCCGCCTACGGATCCGTCGTCGTCTTCGGCAACGTCGTCTTCTGCCACCCCGCGGCGCTGGGCTTCTCGGCGTCGAACAAGGGGGTTGGGACCATCTTCGCGGACGTCGCCGGCTTCCGGTACGTGGACATCGACGCCGACCCGACGTCGGGCACCTACGGCTCGCTGCACTCGGTGCTGGTGACGACGTCGGCGGCCATGCCGGCGGCGGGCTGGTACCCGGTCGGCTGGTTCGTCTACGCCTCGACGCCGGTCGCGGGGCTCTTCGGGTGGGCCCGGCTGACGACCGGGAGCAACCACGTCCTCAACACGGACTGGATGGTCGTGGCTTAGATCCGGTTCACGCGGCACCCTGCACGCGGTCGCGCCACCACTTCGGCTCCGGGACGTCCTCCCCGCGGCGCCAGCGCTTCAGGGCGGACTTCGGCTCGTCCGGGACGTCCTCCCCCTCGTACATGGCCGTGCCGACGCCGAGGACCCACGTCGGGGCGTCGGGATCGGTCCACTCGCGGACGGGCTCGGCGGGGGCGGCGACGTTGACGATCGCGGCGACGGTCTCCCCCTCCGAGACGAGCGCGACCACGTCCTTCGGCATCGTCGGCTCCTCGACGATCTCCGGTGCTACTTGGCCGCTATCTGGCACCTTCGGTGTCTCCTCGGGCAAGGCCACGACGTTCACCTTCCCGGTCATCCAGTCGCGCAGGAGCAGCCGCTCCATCTCGTCGATGGGGTACCCGCCACGCGCCCGCTCCGCGAGCTGCCGAATCGACTTCGGGGCGTCCTGTGCGAACGGGTCGCGCACGGGGACGTCGGGGGGCCCGGGCGGCGGGGGCTTCATAGGAGGCAGCACTCGATCGACTTCTGCCTGTATCTCTTCCCGCTCGAACGGCGGCATCCCCGCGCGCTCGCGCACCAGGAGCGAAAAGGTGTCCTCCTTTGTGAGCCCCCACTCCTTCGCGAGCTTCTCGAAGGCGAGGCGCACGGGGACGTCCGGGGTGAACTGCAGGCGGTCCGGGAACTTCTTCTTCACGGCTTGGTCTCTTTCTTCTCGCCGAGCTTCTCCTGCATCGCCCACGCCCGCGCGCCGAGGCTCTCCAGGGCTTGCTCCAGGATGGCGACGTACTCGGCGTAGCGCTCCTCGGAAACGTCGCCATCGTCGGCAGTCTTGACCATTGTCATCCAAGATGGAGCGCCCATGGCGTCGGCGCCTTTCTCCTCGACGATGATCTCCCACATGTTGGGTCCTTTTGGATGCGGAGCCGCCCGCGTCACGACGCGGTACTTCTGGTCGGACCACAGGACGATCGACTTCACTCCCATACTCTCTCCCCGAAGCGCTCGGCCTCGCGCGGAAGCGCCGAGAATTCCTGCGCGATCCAGACTCGGATGCCTTCCGCTGTGATCGCGATCATGCGGTAGACCATTCGCGTCCCGCTCTTCTTCCCGTCGTTGCGATAGACAGGGAATTCCCCGCCGAAGTCCTCGACGAAAGACGGTGGCGCGTCGGGACCGCAGGCTTCCCACTCGGCAACTTCCCACATGCCGCCAAGTACCCGGCAGCGCTTCTCTGCGAGATCAAGCGTCAACCAGAGCGAGTCAACCTCAGGCGGTTCGTAGTTCGACAGGCGCACCATCCAGAGAGGAACGACGATCACAGCGGCATCTCCCAATTCAGCACCATGTGCTTCGTGACGGCGCGCGCGAGCCGCCTAGCCGCGCGGTCGTCCTCGGCCGGCAGCGGCGGCGGCGCGACGTAGGGATGAGCGTGCGGGCCGAGGCCGTCGTGCTCCGAGGCGGGGCGGAGGCACTTCCGCCCGTGGCGGGACTCGTGCCAGCAGAGGCGATGGCTCCGGTCGCGGACGAGCTTCGGGAGCCTCATCGACCACCCGTCATCCCAACTCGTTCGGCCTTCGTGACGTGAATGTAGAGGCCATCGTTCATGGCGGAACGCTGCGCATCGATTTTCCAATCGGCCCGATGAATCGCACAGCAACCCAGGACTCCGCCATCCGGATCGAACCCAGAGCATTCGGGGACGAAGAGTTCCTCTCCAGCGTCAAGATCTACGGGCGGATACTCTTCGGAAGGTCTACACGGGACGCAGGCAACGTGGCCGCCGGGCCCGTCGTACTTGACGAATAGTTCTTTGACGCGATACATCCGCCCCTTGTAACGCACGAGGCGTCCAACAGACAGATAGTCGTGGCCGGGCGCCCCGGGCTTGCCGAAGTCACGCTCGGGAGGGGTATCTCCCTTCGTCGACATGAATCCCACGAGAATCGCCACCTCCTCCGCCGTGATGAACCCGCGGCAGCCGGGCTCGAGCGGGTTCTCCGCGAGGCGCTGGAGCTCGGCGAGGCGGGCCGGGGAGATCGTCTTCATCGGCCCGGCTCTTTCGTTTCCTGCTGCGCCACGCGATGTCCCGGACACTTCTCGCCGCAGCCGCGCCCCATCGCCTGCTCGAGGCAGGCCGCGAATCCCATCGCGATCAAATCGCGGGGGGAGGCACCATCGCAATAGAAGATGTGGTGCTTGACGAAGACGGTAGACGACGGTCCCTTGTCCTCCGTCGATTCGCTCCAGTTCCACCCGCAGCTCGGACAGTAGAAATGGAGGTGTTCTCCGGCAAACTGTCGGTC